TGTTCTGCGCATAAAGAAGAACTCTTGCAACAAGAGGAAGCTCGTTAAACTTCTCAGAGCGAATAAAGGTATCACCCTTTTTAAATTTATCAACTTCACTTTCAAACTCCAGTTTCATTCTGTCCAAGAATGTCTCTGCTAACTTATAAGACTCATCAAACACACTCTTAGGAGACCAAGACTTATATCCGTCCTTGTACTCTACCAGGTAGCCATCTTCCTCAACGGTTGCTGGCTTAATTTTTCTACCAAGCACTTTCTGTGCTTCTGTCATGGTCATAGGCTCTGCCATAATGACCTTTGTTCCAATATACTTTTTCATATTACTTATATTTATATCCCATAATGAATGGTTAGTTACTTAATTCCGTATGCACCTGGCAGCTTCTTGATAATGTCGCCACCGTAAGAATCTTTAGTTAATTCAACAAACTCACGAACAGAGGTCTTATCATCGAGAGACAAACCTTTATCTGATACGAAAGACTCTCTACCCATTCGACAAGAACCTGTCAGAACGTGATGATAAGCAAACAAGTCTCTGTTGTCATACTTAGAGTCGTAGTCAGGGAACTTCTTCTTGAAGGCTTCTATTCTCTCTTCCTCCGTACTATCATCATATAGCTTTTCCTGAAGAGAAGTGAAGGCATCTCTAAGAGTATCACCGTGAGCAAACTTGTTATTCTCTTTAACAATATAACAAGGGATTGTTTGTAAATCTTTTTGCAAAATGAACCCTTGCGCTACGTTTGCTCGTACAGATATGATTATAGTAGGTGTATTGTCTATAATATAAATCATACTGCCGCTTACCTCCTTAATGCCATAGCCATATCCATAGCCATAGCCATCGCCATCGCCATTGCCATTGCCATCGCCAGAGCCATAGCCATAGCCATCGCTATCGCTATCGCCATAGCCATCGCCATCGCCATCGCCATAGCTATAGCCTGCATCAATAGCTAAGAACTTCTTAATCTTATTCTCTAACGTCTCCATACGCTAACCTCCTCGATTGATTTGATAGCCCTGTCAGTGCAAGGGATAATCTCAATAGCATCCAAGATTGTAATGCTATCAACCGTTACTGTGAATTTGCAGCTTGCTGGATTTGATGTACCGTCTTTTGCCAACTGAGACAATGACGCTGCACCGCTCCAATACCAGATACGGCGTGCATTCTTCAATGTTACCTCACTGCCATTCTGAGCTACAAGTTCTCCAAACTCAACTCCGCTTCTGTTTCCACGGATGATTACTTTCTTTCCGATGTTTGTATTCATTTCAATTAAAGTTTTAATTAAATTTATTACTATTTTTATCCTTTTCAGAGTGGGTTATTAAAGTTCATCAAACTCTTTCCGAAATCTCTGTTCTGTTTCTGATACAAGTTGCGAGAATTTAGCGTTGAACTCTTTGTCGCATTTGAGCAAAACATCAAGACACTCTCCAAGTGTTATCTTACCAGCAGTTTCTGGCATTGTTAGCCTTTCCGCTTTTGGAATTAAACTTTTAGCTAAAAGATTAGCACGTTCTAATTGTTCTTTATTCATTGTTATTCTATTTTATGCCCGAAGGCGGTTAATATTTTCTGATTATTTCAACTTTCCACTCTTTAGAAGAGAGCTTCTTTTTGAAGTTTTTAATTAAGTCTTCAAGCTCTTCGAGAGATTCAAAGGCATTAACCAAATCTCCAACTTGACTCCATTTACCCCATCTACCTGGGTGTTCGTCTATCTCCTTTTGAGTGAGTGGTCTGACAAACTCCCCTTTGATAGTTTCGTATTCATCTGGAATTTCAATTCCTCCTAAATATCCTCCTACAGAACTATTGCCACACACATTGTTTATATAAATATACAATTTTGCATAGTAATGTATTGCGCCACCGCAAAGACCACGAAAAGAACGAATTTCGATATTCATGAGTCTTTTTTTGTCTTTAGTATAGCTACCCGTAGTTGTATATGTTTTACCAGAGAGATTAAACTGAAATCCTTCTCCGATATTCTGAGGAATAACCCCAGTTATCTTAGATATATCAAATCCCTTTTCTATTCGTAAATAGCTGTTTGTATTCATACGCTTTTTCTTCTAATGCCCGAAGGTGGTTAAACTTTACTTTCATAATTTTTACATCCCATATCATCCCCAAATCCCAAAGTTATATGTCCTTTGAGTTTGCAGTCCATATTTCCTGTGCTATAATAATAACGTTTTAGATACTTGCACCCAAAACAACCTAAACTGTTTCTGTATGCCATACCTACACCTCCATTTCGTGATTAATTCCAAGACCGAAGAGAATGTGCTGGAGTTGATACACGGTAGTTATACTTTTATCGTGGTCTCCCCAATGGAAATACACCTCTTTCTCTGAACGTATATTCAAAGTAGGGTAGCCTTTACGTTTAAAGCAATAATCTCTGCTATAAGGACGTTTGAATTTCTTCCATCCATTCTTCTCGAGAATCTCTGGAGTAATCCTTATTGGCCTTATCTCATCAATACCAACAAAGCAGTACACAAATCCTTCTTTATGGCAAGACAAGTCAAAGTGACTTCCGTCTCTTGGCTCTTTGACAACCATCACTTTGTTGTCATACTCAACAATATTACCAACTATATATTTCTGTGTCATATCATTATATTTTTAAGTTACTATCTATATGCAAGGCATATAATAAATGTTGGAGTTCGTGAACATAGGTAAACTCAAAACTAAAATAGTGATTACATTCATTTATATAGTTCCAATCTCTAAGATTTTCACATTGACTGATTTGTAAGTCACCATAAGTCATTCTATCAAGCTCATCCCATTTGTCATCTAATTCCTTGGAAAACTGATAGCCACGCTCTTCGCTGCCAGCGTAAAACCAGCTTATGGATTTATTCCATCCATTCTTCTCCAAAATTGCGGGCACAAGATTAATAGGAACAATATCCTTAACCCAAGCACAGCAGTCACTTAAGAGATAGCCTTTATCTCCAAATTCCGCACCTTCGATATTCTCTAAGCAGACAACACCTTTCAGAACTGTTCCATCGTCTAACTTCAAAGTTCTTGATGGGTCTGATGATGTTACTCTGTAAACGACATCTTTTGCAGTACCTAAAGGTACTCCGTTTGTCATCACCAAATCTCCTGGAATGTATTCTAACTTATCCATACGCTTTAATCTTTGCTATTAATGAAATCCTCATACTCTCCAATCGTGATTTCCACAAAGTCTGGATTTTGCTTTTCAGCTCTGATGCTACCATCAAAGTAAACGAAAATGCGGTCTTTATGACGTAAAAGTTGTGTGATGGAAAATCGTCTGGTGTTCGGAACTTCTATATTCAGTTCCTTCAATACCTTGAAATGATGGGTAAAGGACTTATATGATGTAAGTACTGCGGCTATTGCCTTACCTTGCTTACATCGCTTATTAGGCGCAATAGCTACATAATAGCCATCTTCCAGCTTTTCACCATCTACCTTCTTCCATACCTTCTTATCAAGTTTTTCGTATCGCTCGGAAGAAACCCATATAGCAGTAACCTCATACATCCTATTTATGGTGCGGTTAGGCTGATAACCGTGATATTTTTCAACCTCAAAGCCTACAGCTTCTTCTACTCGTTTCATGTAGGCTTGATACTCTTCAAATTCAGCATCGAGAATACTCTTAATGTATTCATAAGCCTTTGTCCCTTGTTTTGCTTCGTACAACATACGCTTTACTTTTTATAGTTGCTATTCTCCTTATACCCACCACTTACAAGCCATTGACCAAATTGTTCAAGACTTTCTATGTTATATATAAGACTCCATTTGTCACCTATATCATCAGTTGTATAAGCAATAAAAGTCTTATGTGTGAGCACATTCCAACAGATTTCCAATCTGTGTAAAATGGTTTTTATAAAATTATATCTTGCTGCCATACGCTTTACTTTTCTAAAGATGTATATATTCGTTCACTTCACCCAAAACCTTTGTAAGCAGTCTTTTTAGGATTTTCAATTCATCATTTGAATATGTAGCTATTGGATAACCATCAAGAGTAGTATCACCAGAGTTACGGCTTATCTTTAATGAATATTTGTCCTCTTTCATTTTTCTTTTTTGAACCTTAACTTCTTTAAAGATTACACCCTTTCCGTCAGAACGGTTAAACTTACAACATCTATGCTTGCACATGCACGTATAACCTCCTTCTTGTATATCAAAGAAACAACCTTCGCAATTATTACGTTCCACAGCTTCAAGAGTAATGGTTACTCTTTCTCCAACTTTAAGTTCTTTCATTTTCTTCCTCTCTTTCTATTTAAAAGTTTCTGCCCATACTCCTTTGGAGAAGTCGTATTAACGACAACCTTTTGCATTGATTCTCTTGGCAACCTTTGATAAAGGTAATAACCATCTTTATCACGATACATCATTGCTTAAATCCTTTCTTTTTAGGAACATACTCATCTAACTCATCGTCAAACTCATAGCAGTCTGGGCAGTAGTGCTTATCGCCTATCTCTTTCCATTCGCTCTCCATTGCTTGCTCTTTTGCAGTTCCTTCGTCCAACCAAGCCACAATGCCATTAAACTCATCAATGAATGTCTTTCCGCATCTATCACATATTACAGAATACATAGTAACTGGCTTAATCATGATTACCTCCTTCCTTTGGGAACAAATTGTCAATATAAAGCCATCCCTTAAAATTTCTTTTAAAATCTTTAGGACTCATATCATCACATACCCATCCTTCTGGATTACGGAAATATACACATAATTTTGTACTTCCATTTTTGAACTTAACCAAACATGTAACGCAACATTCTCCTTGCTTAATGTTTGGCTTTTCGCTAACAGGATGCCACAAATCCTTTAAAGCTCGATTATATCCACGTCTAAAACCATACTCGAAGAAGCATCTATCATTATCAGATAAACTATCGTAGTATTCTTTATCGTCAAGTCGTGCAGCAACTTCTATATTCTTATCGTCTATCATAACTATTGTTGTATTAAAAATATAAATATTAACGTTCAAGAAAACTAAGTAAAACAGCATGTTCTTTATATGCGAAAGAATCAGTTCTTCCCATTCTCTCAAAGCGTTTTATTTGCCTTTTACAATGCTCTATAAGTTCTTTTTTAAAAGCTTCGTCCATATCTTAAACCTCCACATCTTTAGTTGTACCAATTAGCTTTGCTGTCTCCTCATTGTAAGGAATACAATGATGATAACCACTTATACAGCCAATAGTAACATATTTACCATGCCGGTCAATATGACTGAAAATATTAGCAGTCCATATAGCATCGTCAGACAGTCTTGTTATCACTCTATCAAATGGCTTTGGAGTCCACTTTGGCTTCAAATCTACAACGGCTTTCTTCTCAGCATCCCACGCTTTACCATCCTTTGAGAGATCTTCAAAAAGAATTATTTGTTGAGTCTCTGTAATAGGCTGTATATGCTTGTCTTCAAATGATAACCAATCTCCAAATTTCAAGATGCTCATATCATTTAACACATAGTATTCCAGCTTCTTAGATGAATAGTCTATGCTTTTGACTATACCATAAGCAAGATACCCCATGCCCGAGATGCAAACTATATCTCCATCCTTGAACTCTGACTGCTTTTCAATCTCCAAAGTTTCAAGATTGAGCTTGCCACCCAATTTTTCCTCGATGGTATTGATGTAAGTCTGAGCAACTTCTTTGTTATCTTCAATATGATAGTTTTGTGTATTCTGCGTACCCAAACAAGATATATGTCTCTTTTTACTTACACTAATCCAGTGTTTACCTTCAAATGTAGTATAATCATCTTTTGAAAAACCCTTAAAGATTATATGGCTGTCGCTATCATTGCTTACCAAGACATCGCCTTTCTTCCAGGCGAACTTAGACCAATCTCGCATTTCCTTTGATGGAAAAACGACACATTCTCCATCATCATACAATTTTCCATTTTTATCAAGATACCCTTCTCCAACATTCATAAAACCAAACTTTGAATTATAGAAGGATATTTTGAAACTTTTATCATCTGCTTCTTCTAACGTGCATTTACCACAAGCGGAAGAATACAACTTAGTTCCTTGCGGTTTATCCTTTAGTATCTCTGCTATGTTAATCTTTGCTTCCATAACTAAACCAATTTTTGCGTTAAACAATACTGGTAGTAACTCCTACTACCAACGTTTTTTGATATTTTTGGAGGTTCACCATCATAAGGAGTGACTTTCAAGTCATCAATGAAATCTGCATTCTCAGTTGACATCTCGGTATCATGCTCATTCATATATACTTTCTGTGCTGTTGTAACATGGCTTCCTGCTCTTAATTTACCGAGTGAACGCCAAACCTGCTTGCGATGGATAAACAGTCCATACAAAGGAATTGTCTTTATTTCTACTTTTGTTCCCATAACCTTAACCATTTAAAGATGATAATAACTACTTGATACCTTTGCACTCCAATCGAAGCAGCCCACGGCATCCGGCTTTAAGAAGCGTTTCTCTAACTTCTCCAAAGCAACTTTATACTTCTGCTCCATGTGCTTGCAATGAAGTCTCTGAGCTAATTTAAGTTGCTCGACAATGCCCTTGCGTGCAACTCTATATTGTTTTTCCGACATCATAACTTTTATTGGAATTTAATTATACCTATAATTGATGTAGGCTGATTCCGAACCGAATATTCGTTCCGTCTCATTCATTCCGGAATCCCTTATCTCGTCAATGACGACACTTCTGCAGGGCGCACATTCCTTCTTGATTAACTTACTTATATTTTCAAATCTATAAGAAAGGTCGTTCTGATCGTAATCGTAAACATTGACCTTTTCGCAATAATATTCATTGTTCTTTACACCTACGACTATCTCTATAATCTTTGTTGCCATTTCGTATGTGTAAATAAAGCTATAAGCATTCTCCTCAATGGCCATTTCGAATGCGCCTTTAGCTATATCATTGATTAATTCCCTTCTATTTACTTTATAATCTTCTATAATCTTGAATTTAAAAGTGAATGTTATATTTATTATTTGCACTACAAAGATACAAACAATTTGTCAAATATGCAAGTTTTTAGGTGTATTTCTTATCAAAAATACACAAAATATTTTCAAATAAGCAATTCATATACGTACTTTTGATAGGAATACCTTATTATATACAAAAAACATCTTTATCAGAAAATGTTTTTCTACATTTGCAGTATCATTTATTCACATAAAAAAACTAACAATTATGACATCAGGGAAATTATTTAATGGTTGCTTGATAGTGCTGGGAATATTCGTTGCCATCGTGTTTGGACTTGGCTACGCATTCTCTGGTAGCGAATCTTCCACTACAGAAGAACTCTTTCGTATGAATGCCAGGGTTCAGTTCAAAAAGACGGAACAATTATAGTTGCTAACAAATACACTACTCGGTCATTTCAATTCCATAAAGGTACGATAAGAACGAAACTTACACATTTTACCCAAATGATGGCGAGGTTTACAACAAGATATTGTCAGGCTTGTTACATCTTGACACAAACTAAAATTGCCTATTCTTCCGTTTCCTTGGCTATTCTTTCCTTGGCAATCTTGAAAAACTTCTCGTTATTTTCGATACCGATGTACTTTCTGCCTAATCTATTGGCAGCTATTGCCGTTGTACCCGAACCTATGAAAGGGTCTATCACCACTTCACCTTCCTTGCTTGAGAGGCTGATTATTCTATTGAAAATCTCCAAAGGCTTTTGGGTAGGGTGATACTTTGCTTTAAGATATGAACTTTTAATTACCCGGCTATACATGGAGCTGTCTTCAAGTTTATTGAGGGCAGTTCCATTTTCATATATTCTCACAATGAACTCCACATTTTGAGCAAAGCGTTGCTTCGATATGATGCATACCGGCTTTTCCCAAATCAATATGGCAAACTTGTATTTATGCGCCATCGCCCACTCGTAATAGTCTGCTATCTGTTCCTCCGAGCAAAAGATATATGCATTCATCTTCACCATGACACGAGGAACGAGGTCAAGCCATGCGTAGATGTCAGAACGTTGTAATCCATTCTTGATACGACACATTCCGCTATTGTCTGTGTAATCGTATAGGGTAGACTTACACATATTATTCTTAACTTTCTTCGTTTCGCTATGAATGCCCTTTGTAAACCTATAAGGAGGGTCTGCAATGAGTAAATGGCAGCAATAAGCTGGCAATTCGTCTAAAATCGCCTTGTTGTCTCCAAAAATGAGCTTGTTTTCTGTTATTTTATTGATGTACCTCATGATTTTCTACAATTTTACTTTGATAGCCATTCTTTTGATGATATAATACACTGCTCTTTCCTTTAATGCGTATTTTTCCATGAGAAAACTTACGATATAGCCTACTTTCAGCTTCTGGGCCTTCATTTGCTTGTATTCCTCGTAAATTTCGATGTTTCTAACCTCTGCAGGGTCAATTTTATTGTCCACAAGGGCTTGCAAAAGGGTTCTGTTGGCTTTAATTAGCTCGAATTTTGTCATAATTTGAATTTTTAAGTTGTTTTTTATTATTTGCATGTAAGAAAAGCGTATTTTTGTCTTTTCTCAGTGCAAAAATACGAAAATATCTCGATTTTATGCTGATTTCCGTCTAAATTCTTGCTATATTTGATTAATTTTACTACATTTGTCGTGTGAAACATTAAATTCTACAAATTATGAACAAGATTTCAGTTTTATGACTTGCAATTCTTAGCACATGCGTTTTACAATGTTTATGCAGTTTCATGTTATGACCTTGTAACGTAAGGGAGATGCCGGTTCGGCAAGTGGAACAATAAGTGCTCCTTGTCTATCCATGGTGGATAAGTTTAAACGTATAAATATAAGTATTATGAAAAAGGTATTTTTATTATTTGCATTGCTTTCTGTTTTTGCAGTTGCATCAGCTCAAAAAATCAATTACGACCGAACAAAAAACAATTTGCGTCTTATTGCAACAGATGGTGTTATCTGCCGTAACATGAAAGACAAGATAGTCTTAAAGGTTGCGTTGGAAGCAATTGTAGCTGAGAGTGAAAGGGATTCCACATTATATTTTGCTCCGTCTCTCACTTGCGCAACACAATGCGAGGTGGCTAAAGGTGCCAAGATGTTAATTAAGTTGTTTGACGATTCTGTATTGGAGTTCACTGCTACTATCGGTAGCAAACAAATGGTTAGTGATGTTCATAACGTAAACGGACTTGTTTATTCCGACTATACCTGCAGACCTTCTTTCAGAATGTCTAAAAATGAATTAGAACAAATTATCTCTAAGGGTGTCAAAAAAATCAGAATAGAAATGACTCCAGAAAACTACGAGAGCGAGTTTAAAAAAGATAAGATAGGAAAAGCCCTCGGAGAACGTTTGCCTTTGTTGGAGAAAACAATATCAACAAAGAAATCGTTTTCTGACGGTTTCTAAAAATAAAGGCAGAGACTATATTTATTTCGGTCTCTGCCTTTATTGTGTTGTGTTTCGGCCCAGGCAACTATATTTGCTTAAATCAACCCAGACTCTTTCATTTTGTCTCTCCAACGCCAATAATATTTAGTTTAGTTCTTCTTTTCGTTATATCTTCTATACATTATCTATATTCTGTATTGTTTCCACTCGGTTCTGGGTATCTGTTATCTCTTCCACAGAAACCACAGGTCTGATGGTCTGTACAGCTTCCGTAAATGAGTCCGTCATATCCTGAGTGTTCTGAACTACACTAAAGTTCCTGGAACTTGCTATAGGTACGCCCGAGCCTATAGCATTCATGGCCGCAAGCATTGGCTCAAACATTTTTGTCGCCTTCGCAGTCATAACATACTCCCCATTGCTCAACTGAGCGTTTATGGAATCAGACGTACCCGTTCCAGGCCCTACAACCTTACCACCTTCGGCAAACTTAGCGGATTTTACCGTACTGATGGCTGTCGCCACATTTGCCAACACTGTTGCAACCGTGGTGGCTATAGCTGCAAGGTTTGCCGGATAAGGAAGTGAAGATGCTGAGGCTATACCGGCAGAAAGAGCCTTACCGGTGTCAATCGCAATCTGGGCAAGGGTTATTATCTTGCTCATCTTAGCGAAAGCAGAATTACTCTCGCCCAACGTGTCAAGCATGCTAATCATGCTTGCGCCAATAGACTGAAAAGCCTTCTTCTTGGCTTCCTCGTTCTTGATTTCTCCTTGGTTTATCTGAGCGTTCACATCAGAAAGGTTCTTCTTCGCTTCCGTATTCTGAGTCTCTACATCAAGTCGTGTCATTCCGACATCAGCAAGTCTTTGCGTATACTCGTCCTCACTTTCACCTTCTTGCTGTTGGAACTGCTGCAAGTAGTCAAGCTTTTCTTGTGCTGCCTGTCTCTGAATCTCCAACTGGTCTTGCTCATTCTGCGTCTGGACCTCGAGGCCTAAAGTGTTTAGATTCTGCTGCAATTCCGTTTGTTGCTCACCTTCCATCTGTAGCTCGGCAAGTTTATTGGCGAAAACTTGTTGGCGATCTGCCTCTTGCTGTTTGGCATATTCTAAATCAGCTTGAGCCTTCTGTTGTCTTGCCCTTGCCTCGATGTCAACACGTTCTTGCTCATATTGTGCGGTAATGTTTGTTAAGGCTTCTTGCATGGTCTGGTAAGCAGCGACTTTTGAATTATAGAACTCTTGGTCTTTGGATAGCGTATCGGCATCCGCACCATTTGCTTTGTCTGAATCCAGCTTGGCCTTTGCAGCGTCCATTTCTTTCTTAGCATTGTCACGCTTCTCTGTTGCATCAAGGGTGCCCGTCTTTGAATCATTTTTTAAATTGTTGAGGCTAAGTTTTGTTTCCTCTTCAATCTTCTGTTTCTTCAACGCCAGTTCCTCTGCACTGCCTTTCTGAACAACAGAAAGACGAGAGTCTATGTATTTCTGCTGACGAGCTATCTCTTGCTTGATGTTCTCATCAGAGAGTTTTTCAAGTTCCTGGTTCTTCTTGATTTCCTTATACTTGATAGTCTCGTTGATAGCATCCCTTGCTGTAGCAGTGAGGTTACGTTCCGTTGCAAGACGAGATTTTAGCTTGTTTATCTCGTCATTATACTGCGTTTCAATCTGTATTCTACGCTTCTCGATGGTATCTTCCATCGTAGCGAGCATGGCATCATGTGCAGCCTTCAACACCTCTTGCTCCTTCTTTGCTTGCTGCTCTTGTTCTCTTGCTGCCTTATCTTTTGCCGACTTTTGCTTCTTCAATGCTTTATCGTCAACAGATGCAGGTGGAGTAGAGGAATTATCATTTTCCTTGTCAGGCTTTTGCGGCTTTGGCTTTTGTGGAGCTTGTTTCTTTTTTGACTGCACCTTTGTTTTGGTAGTCGTTACTTGGTTTGAATTTCCTTGGCTCTTGATTTTCGAGATAGTTCCACTAACTCTTGCATTATGTTCCTTGTTGTATTTCTTGTCAGCAGAGTTAATTGCATTTGCAGCTTCCTTTGTGTTGTTCTTGATGATGTTGCTCATGTTGGCAAACTTATTTGCAACACCTTTTCCGAAGTCAGAAACAGACTTTGCGAGATTTGCGAAGTCATTCTTGATGTTTCCCCAGTTAAGAGTGAATACATCTGCAAGGATCGAGCCTGCATTCTTTGCCACATTTCCCAACATCTTGAAGTAGCTGACAATAGTAGTGATAGCAAACTTACCTATTTCCATCATACTCTTGAATACGGCACCCACAATGGCTACGGTTACGGCAAATGCTCTTGCTGCCCGACCTGTAATATCTAGTCTAGCCGCGAATAGCTTGAATACGTTTATGACCAAATAAAATACGTTCACTAAAGCTGTCCATACTTTCGTGAATGTACCTTTGACCCAATTTGCAAAAGGTGCGAGATAACCGGTACCATGAGCAAACGCATCATACAAAGACATCAAAGCATCGAAAGCAAGACTCAGTATTGCGGTAACGATAAAACCTTTGAATGCCGTTTTGCAAGTCATAACAAAGCCCCTTGCCGCAATTCCTGCAACAGCCATACCCTTTTTCCATGCGTTACCAGATGTAATAGCTTGTACCTGATTCCATTTGGCGACCTCAGTTGCTTGTAATTTCTGAGTGTTGGCAGTTTGTATTACCAACTGCTGTTTCTTTGCTGCAAGCTGGGTTTCTATCAGCTTCTGTTGCTCAGCAGACATCTTGTTGGCCGCAGTCTTGTTATTCTCCAACTGAGCCGTAAGTGTTGCCGTTTCCCTTCGCAAAGTCTGCTCTTTTGCCTGACTGGTCCTGACTGCCATTGATGCACTCTGGGCACTACTATAAGCAGACGTAGTTATCTCTGTATATGCTGTTCGAGCTGATGATACGAGCTTTGCAAAGGATATGCCTGCTATAACGTCCATTATAACTTTTCCAACGGTGGAAAGATTCATTGTAATCCAAAGAATGCCCTTTCGTATAGACTCTGTAAAAGTAACAAGTGGGTTGTCTGTTGTCTTGCCAAGTGTTATCTGCAAGTTTTCCCATGCTGATTGAACACCATATAAAGAATTTGACAACTCACTATATGACTGCTTGAACATTCTTTCCGTTGTTCCCTGTGAGTTATTGAGAATATCCAGCTTAGTTTTAAGTCCATCAATATTATTGAGCAATGCCATTGCTTGCGGTGCTACTCTTCGACCGAAGATGTCGCCAAGCAACTCTGCCGAATTAGCGGCTTTCATAACACCACTATCACGCAACTTCTCCAATGTCTTTGTCAAACCTTCTGAGCGCAAAGATGATTCGGAAATGTCAACCCCCAACTGCTTAAAAGCCTTCTGTTGCTTTGCTGTAGGAGATGCAAGTCCCATCAACACCATACGAATAGCTGTACCTGCGTCTGATCCCTTGATACCGACATCGGCAAGAACACCGAGAGAAGCATTAACTTCCTCGATTGACTGGCCGAGGGAGTGACCGAATGGTGCAGCGTTCTTCTCTGCTTCGGCAAGCATACTGATGTTAGTAGCAGAATGCGCTGCAGTAGAAGAGAGAACATCGTTAACTCTTCCCATATCCTTAACCTCCAATCCGAATCCGTTCATTACGTTCGTGGTGATGTCGGCAGCTTCCGCAAGACCTATGGTATTAGCCTGTGCCAATTGCAAGGTAGGACCGAGTGCTTCCGTTGCTTGCTGGGCACTCAGTCCGTTTCTCGTAAGGTTCTCCAAAGAGTTAGCAGCCTCCGTTGCAGTGTAACGAGTGGTTGAACCCCATTTAAGGGCTTCTTGCTCCATCATCTGAAACTCTGCTTGTGTGGCATTGGTAACGGCTTGCACTCTCGCCATACCGTCCTCAAAGTTTCTTGTCGTCTCAATAACTTTTTTGCCGAATGCTACAATACCGCCACCAGTAGCCATCATTGCCATCTGTTTTACAAGGTCGGCTGCCTTTCCCTTTAAGTTGTTCAATCCTTGAACGGCTTGCGAAGGATTGCCCATGTTCTTGTAAAAGGCTGATGTCTCTGCTGAGGCTGAGGCTATCTCAGTCTTCAACGATGCAATGTGTGCCTTCAACTGAGTGCCAGAAGATGATTCTCTCTCGGCACGACTCATATTCTGATATTGTGTCGTAGCTTGGGCAAGTTCGGCTTTCAACTGCTTGATAGAGCCTTCTTGTGCCTTTACCATAGTGATTTGTCTCTGCACCTGATTAGTCAAGTCTTGTGCTGCTGTTTGGTTCGCCTTAACCTCGGTTCTACTATAAGCCATTGCAGCTTGGTATTGTTCCTGTGTGATTTTACCATCCTTCAACTCTTGTTTCAACTGCTTCTGCTTTTCTTTAGCAGCATCAATGGCTTGCCCATACTGAGCAAGACCTTGAACTGCTGAAACGACATTCACTTGAATATCTATGATTTTAACTCTTGTATCTGCCATAATTATTGAATTTTAAATTCGTAATCATTATAATCTCCTTCTTCGTAATGGTCAAGCCATACTTCTTTGATTTCCCAATTTGTGTTACTTGTAGGATTTGGTGTTTGAAAAGCACCACCATTTAAGTTCACTTTCGAATGCTGCACATATTGCCCTTCTGTATCATTACTTATAATGAACCCTATTGTTATTGTTCTGTCCTCTTTTGATGTCGTGGTGATATTATAATGCAAGGACTTCGCAAACTGGGAGTCAAAAGATAATGTTATTTTTACGGGTGGCTTGTATGTAGGAAGCTTAACAAGCTCGCATTTACATAAGCCCTTGCTGTTTCTCTGTATACTGATGATGGCGAAATAATTATTGTACTTCTCCAAATATACCGGTTTGGCATAGTCAATGTCCATTATGTCAAATTCGTTCAATGCAAGATTCTCTGTTATCACGAAAGGATGCTCTACTATCTCTTGTAAATAACGATAAGACGGGTTCATTAATATATCCTTAAAAGGGTTCAATACCGACATTCTTGTGTACTTTTCCACTCCATAATTTTCTTCCCAGGATTTGATTCTATCCTCTTTCATTGTATCAAAGAACGGAATACGATGTATGTACCCCAAGGCAGGTTTTGACTCCACATACTTCCCCTTGTTTTTATTGACAATCTCGCCTCTGTCGTTTACGGAATAATTTACATTCGACAAATCGTAGCTCCTTGCTTTTATTGTGCAATCTGTCGCCAAAGGATATTTTCGATTTAATATATACGGAGGATAAAATGGTGCTTGATGTACGGTTTGCTCTTTGTCCATTGTTGTGTCCTGGCATTTTATACTACCAACACCGTCTTCGTAAACATCATCTTCCTCTTTTAAGTCGGCTTCCGTTCTGTCCAAATCATCCCATTTACTCATGTAATAGTTTTTTTGTTTAAAGCTATCCAAATGTGGGGTGATTTCTGAATTCGTAATGTCTGTTGTCAGTATTTTATTGGACCAATCATACACATTTCCTGCGGAAAGGTTATTCTTAATCTCCACATATTTCTTCGCTCTAATGGCTCCTTTGTTGTCTACATACGGAAAGCTTCCAAGGATATAGAATATACTCTTCATCAATTCCAAGCAGTCTATATCTGGAAGATTTGTATAAGTGTCGATTCTGTGTGGCCATGTCCCATCATCTGTATCGTTAACCTTTGGGGTCATCACAAGTGGCTCCTCAAATACTATGTTCTTGATTTCTGTGTAATTGTCTCCAATGGAGAACCAATATTCGGAATATTCACCCGTAGAGACATCATCCGACTGGAAAGAGCCAGTTTCATATCCCTCAACCTCCATGAAATTGAAGTTGAGTCTGTAGTGTGTATTAAAATTTTCATCGTATTGTTTTTCGATACTTGTAGCTGCGAATGAGCTTACCTCAAATCTCTCAATATGCTCATCACTCCATCCTACATTTACTTTTTTCCAGCTATAAACATGCAGTTTCAGATTATCATACAAATCTTGGGTTAGTTTGGTGGACGACTTTATGTCTATGTAAAATTTTCCTTCGAACTTAATAGGACAACCTGACCTTGCCCTTATTCCAACACAAGTATATTTTGGTTTTACCCATTCTGATGCTGTGCTTGCGGAATATTTAATCAATGCCTCCTTTGACGATGGAAAGTCCCAAAAGATTTTGTTTCCTTCGTCATCCCTATAGGAATAAGAGATATAATATATATCGTCTTTAAAGGATGTATACTCAAAAGTTGATGGAGATACTAAGATTGGTTTCTCAAATAATAATATGTTTGGAGTCCCCAATATACCCTTATAGGCATTGAAATTTTTCTTGGTTATATGTATACCATTGAAAACAAGGTTCAGTGACATGTTGTTTATCTGCCTTTCAGTCAGGTCTATTCCTGTAAGTGGAAGTACACCGTATGTTATAATATTTTCTTCCTCCATCAACCATTCCGAGATTGGGTGTGTCTGCAATTTTTCAATTCCAGATGCAGAACTCCCCAGCTCAAAATCTGTCTGATAAATTTCGTTTATCTTTTCAATTATATAGCGCAAAGGCATGACGGGTTTAGGAGTTCCTTGGGAAAAAACTGTAGTATATCCATTCTTAAAAGGATAATCTGTATAGTTTGGGTCAGATGGATAAACACCGTAATAAGGACGTAATATTTTTCTTCCATTATCGAATTGGAAAACGTCACTTCCACCCGTTTGATAATCTAAACACCACTCTACCACACCATCGCTACTCAACTCGTCATCTTCATATCCTACGTTTATCAATTCTTTTCGCAATTCGTTCAAACTGCAACTATCATCCTTTAACCTTTGCAATCCATCCAAAACATCAAATGTGAAGACGCAACTATAGCTATCGTTCGCCATCTGTTTTAAGTACAGATTTCCGTTCTTAAAAAGAGGAATACCATTCTGTACATATTCTGCCTTAACCTTTTTGCCAAGCATCTCACTATTATGACGCACGTCTTCTGCGAAATCAAAAACTTCTCTGTTGTGTCTTGTCATTGGGATTTTGAACGTATACGAATAAGAACAACTCACCTTATCAAGTGAGTTGAACAGATTGCTGACCCACTTCAAAGTTATACCACTTGGAGTAGTGAGGTCTACAGACAGCCTTACTCCGTTCTTGTCATAGACATATAACTCTTCTACCATATTGCAATCTCCGTATAGTTAAACCACTGCTCTTGGATATTTATGTATCCATGTCGCATAGCCACGACAAGAAGCCTGTCATGATATTTGTCCACCTTGACAATATTCCCTTCCTCACCGGTCTGTATGATGACACAAGGTCTGATACCTTGCTTATTCATCTTTAAATTCTTGAATGTATCGTAACGCATACCTTATAATGTTTGTGATGCTGTATCTGGCATTGTGAATTGAATTTCATAATCTTGTAGCACTTTCTTTTGAGACACCTTGTAGGACCCTGCAACCATGTTGATAGGCAACCATACTTCCTCGTTCTTTTGGTTGTAACCTAAGAAGAGGTCTACGTAAGGTGACTTAATGATAGTTTCCACCGTACGGAGCATATTCTCGTTAAGACTGATGGCCGCACACTTGTGAGTCTCCGTATTCTTAATGGATGTTGTCCTCTCAATGTTTCCGTAATAGATGCCGTTGAGTTCCTTCTTTATAGGTTTAGTGTTGCTTCCTAACTTGTTCTTGTGTGTGATTGTTCCTTTTTTGAATAGCCAGTACTGAATGAAACCATATTGATCTATCCATCTGATATAGTAACCTTCTGTCTCATCGCTCACGATGACCCTTACTTTCTCTTGTGTGTATTGATACGACTTACCGAACGTATCATCAAACACGAATGGGAAAGTTGAGGCTATCGCTTCTTTGTCTACAGCAATGCTGTAAATGATTTGGTTTTTAGCATCTGCGGATGGCTGTACGTCAAGGATAGCCGGTTGATTTCCTATATCTACTACTGTTTCCTTTCCTCCGTCAATAGTAGCTTTTAGGTCTTTACTCCCTGACGGCGCAAAGAACGAAATACTGCAAGGGAATCTCTTGAACCATTTTGTCTCTCTGTAGAAAGTTATAGTCTTTCTCTCTATGACACTCTGCTCTTGCTTGAACTTTCCCAACACCTCGCCCAAACCGAAAGGATCTCCCAAGCGTATACAACCCCACATGATTGTTAAGGTTGTTTGACCGATATTCTCCCCATTGTTCAATACGGCTATTGTCGCTTCTTCCACACGATGGGTCAAATAATCATCATCGAATAGAAGCTGGAGTATTCTGCTGATATAACACTTGCCCTTGCCCTTATAGAGTGAACATGTTATGTTGAATTCCTTGGCAGAACTCGCAACACTTACCTCAACGGAATTTATAGAACTTTCTAAATTGAAATCTATGTAGTTCGGATTGAAAGCAAATACATATTTATTAGGGAATGTTATGCTGCCACTATTTGTCGTCTTTGTCACCATAAGCGTAAGAATCGTTAATTTTGTCTATTTCTATTTCCATCACTGCAGATGTCTCTGCGGATAGCTTCTTTATCTCTTCCTCCAACAGACTATCGTAGATGTCATTGTACCCCTTGTCTCTATAAAGCTTTGTACCCTTTTGCATGATGTTGCGAGTGACAAGGTAACTGAAACTCTCTATCGCTTGCCTTTGGCTCTGTCCTTTCCTCGGCTTAACATTGATGCCTTTTGTTCTCACCCAGTTCTTGATGATTTCTCTAAAGTTGGATGGCACCTTGCCAGGACCTCGTCCTCGTTGCATGGTCTCCCATTGCTTGCCACCTGAAAGGACTCCTTCCGAATCCTTCACGTCAACTTCCAATGAAGCCACTGAACGACCGCTTGCCATTCTTCCCGAAGCTGCCATTCTTTGCGCTATTCCTACCTTGATGTTTCCAAGGTGCAATGTAAGCAGTCTATCAACCTCAGTTATTACGTCACTCATATAGAAATATTTTTACTTTTATAGCCAAAAACCCGAGAAAATAAAGAAATAATATTTACAAATTAACTTCCTTCATTTTCATCTTCATAACGACTTTCTTCTTCACAGATGATAATACCATCCACCTCTTCAAGAGGTAAGTTGAGTACAATTCCCGTGACGTTTTGGTCGAGAAAGTCGTACACTACCTGATAAGGCTGTTTCCCCTCAATCAGTTCAAAGCATTTACTGGCATTGAGTGCCTTGATAAACTTGATTGCAAGCCTCTTCATCTGTTCGATGATGTTGTCGTTTTCTGTTCCGTCAAAGTCGAAGTCTGTAGGGGCAAGAAAGCCAATCTGTGTCTCGGGGTAATCCTTGACCCTGGCATAGCTGAAATCCAACTTTCCCGACGGAGGAAGAACATAAACCACAGATGGCTTGGTGATGGCATCCATGGCCACATTGGCTTGCGACCAATTCATGAAGAGGTATTCTACATCTTCTCCAATGGACTCTGCTACCTTTCTGACCTTGGCTTCCACTGTCCCATATTTCTTTATTCCTTTCAGTTCCATATTACTTGCCTTTAGAATATATCTGATAGAGCCTACGCTCAAACTCGTTCTTCTCGTTGTCGTTTCTCATACACTGATAAATACGTACCCATGCTATATTTCTGACCTCATTTTGGTTGGCTATATGCATTCTCTGTGCGTACCAATCCAAAACGCCAAACGACCCGAAGTTAAGAGACTCCACTCCTGCTGCTCGCTCCTCTCTTGAGTAAGAGGGCTTGATGGAAGAGAATATCTTGTTTATCCTCTTAACCTCTTCTGTCACGAAGTTGGAGAAACCAAACACATCGTTCACGTCTTCCGTGAGTAGCAAGTTCGGGTCAATCTTTAAAAGTATCTTGCAAGTTCCTTCAATTGGATTCTCTGAACTTGCTGCCGTCTGCATATCATCCAACTCCCCATACGTTAGCATACTTAGGTTATCTGGCACATCTTTACCGCATAGAACTTTTGGGCGAGGTTGCTTACGTAATCTTCCCAACAAGTCCTCTTGCTTTTCCTTGGTGCAGTAAGGGAATAGCTCGATAAACTTTCCGTATGTACATTGGTCTTTGTCTTTCTTCTTCATGATGTCAAAGTTACATAATTCTGAAAAGTGTTTTGTTATTATTTGCATATCTTTACTGCAACAGTGATTTCAGTCGTTTTTCCTCGTCTGAACCTTCATCGTTGCACCAGCAGATGGCTTTACTCTGCGGAAGAACATCGCCATGATAAGCATATCGAGATAGTCTGGAGAGTGGCCGAGGATGATTTTCATCACCTCTTTCTTGATGATGTCGTACTTCTTTAGGTCATTGTCAATATCGGCCATCTTCAAGGCACCAAGTTCATCCGTGATTCTCTCACGCTGCTCTTGTGTGCAGACAATCTTGATAGCTCTTTTATTGACAAGTTCTGCCAGCTTATAAGCACATTCAGCCTTTAGGTTGGCATATCTTGGGTCCATAGGTCTTCCATTTCCATGGAACTCCTTGATTCCGTTAAGGTAGCTTTCCAAGAAAGAGCCGACACCATCAGCATCTACAACCATCAGAGACCTAGGAATACTATCATTTATCATCATATCCTTTAGCTGGGTCTCTACTTCCTTTCCTGGTGAATAGTCGGTGTCTATCTTGATGTAGCAGACATTGCCAACCCAAGAACCAGCAATAAACCTGTCATGTCCCTTTCCTGCGATGTCAGCAGAACCGCTATGGGCGCCCTCAGGCTTGATGTGGTCGTTTGTAAACAAGTCATTGATAGCATCATAATCACAAAGAACAGATGGATCGTCATCATACTCGAAGTTTCCAAAGTAAAGTCGTTGTATGGTTACTTTATCCGCTTTGAGCAAGTTGTCTATATAGTCTTGGTCTACATACGGATTATCTATAGGCAGGGCTTTAATGAATTTTCTATATGGTGGAAGTGTTCCCTCTTTCGCAGGTTTTACAAAATCATTGTATATCCAATTCCTTTTTGGATTACAAGTATAAAGTGCCTTAGGTATGGTGTGCCATCTCGTACCATCAGCCCGTACACCATTGAGCAAAGAAAAACGACCTTTTAATACCGAAATAGCTTTTTCTGAAATCTGCTGAGCTTCGTCAACAAAGAGGTCTGTAATAGAAAGCGAACCTAAACGGTCATACTCTGGGTCTCTTGGGGCATATATCAAATCACGAAACAGAATTTTACTTCCATTAGGGAAATACATTATACTCTTTACCTCGTTGAAACGAACACATGAACGTAATTTCATCATGTCTAACATTTCCCACATGGTGACAAGTGTGGTGTCTTTGAGCTGGGTAAGTACCTCTCGGCAAACTAAGCCTACACTTCCTGGTAATGTTATTCTTCTCAATATCTGCCAGATACAGCCAAAAGCAGATTTTCCTCCACGAGCTCCACCGCCATACAAAAGCTCTGTAACAGTGTCGTTCTCGGAGGAAAGAAATTCATAAGCTTGCGCTTGCTTTGGAAACAATCTAACATCTATTGATTTCGGCATTCTTTTACTGTTTATGATTGTAAAAATGTAAAAGAGATAAATTTGTCTATCGACTGAATTTTGGTATATTATCTGGGTCAAAAACAAAGCCTTCTTTAGGAAGCAAGTAAAGCCCAAGATAATGAACCAACTTATCCAATTGTTTGAGGTTTATGTTGCGTGTTCCTTTGATGTAAGCATAAAGGTTCGCAGTGTTAACCCCGATAGCTTCGGCCACTTTATCAACTTTGAGTTCTCTTTCGTAGATGGTCTTTCTTATTTTTTCTCTGAACATATTATTCTACTTTTGTTCTACAAGTGTTAAACCTAAATAATTACAGATTCTCTCTACCTCAATATATGGTATTGGTCTCTTTCCATTGATGAATGGAGAGAAGTTGTGCTCGTTGAGTTCTAGCTTTTGGCAAAGGTCTCTGGACCGGACGCCAAGTTCTTTCATCCTTAGATGGATTCTTTCGTTTATTTCTATCATTTTATTCTGTCTTTATAAATGTTATTTACTAAGTCGAATACTCTTTCTTCTGCCGAGTCTTTTGCTCCAGTGACGATGCCGGCTTGCTCTCTTTCTTTTTGGATGATGGAGTACATTTTCTCATCGAATGTATTTCTACCAAGCAGATAAGTGCAAGTAACAACGTTCTTCTGTCCGTTTCTGTGCGCTCTGCATTCACATTGGTCGCAGTCAGCAGCAGTCCATGGGAACTCAAGGAAGAGTATGTTAGACGCAGCCGTAAGAGTGATTCCGACACCTCCGCTTTTGATGTTTACCACGATAAGGTTGCAGTTCTTGTCGTTTTGAAAAGCATCAATGGCTTTCTGCTTCTGTTCAGGGCTGTCATCGCCCGTTACCTTTACGACACCCTTGAACTCCTTTTTTATACTCTTTACGAGCGATTTGTGTGCAACAAACACAATAAGTTTGTTTCCTGCGTCCACTATATCATGGATAGACTTCAGTGCTTCTTGCAGTTTTCCCTCTGCTGTTATCTGTCGAAGTACATTGATTTGGACGATAACATAGCCACGTAGAGCCTTTTGTATCTCTTCATCATCGGCTTCTTTGTATTTCTGCAGATAGTCAATAAGGTCAAGTTCTGCCTTTTCGTATTCAGATCGATTAGTGATTTCCAAGACGTTATATTGCCGGATCTTCTCTGGTAGCTCCTTCAAGACAAGAGATTTGTCCCTCCTAAAATAGCACGTTTCCCAAAGTCTGTAGTTCAGCTCTGAAAGCCTTTCGTAATCAACATCAGGTTGGCAATATCTGTCCTTGAACGCTGCTGTCCCTCCAAAGTCATTTATTCTTCCCATTATCTTGAGCTGCTGGATAAGGTCTTTGTTGCCAGTCACTATTGGGGTTCCTGTCAGCATGTATACGTATTCCTTACCTTTGCACATCGCTTCTAGATACTTACTCCAAAGCGTTGAGGCTTCCTTGCATCTGTGACATTCATCTATAACCACGCTTTTGAATAATCTCATGCGACTATCAACCTCTAGGTTCTTTACCGTTACCCTTTTGGTCTTACAGCCAAGGATAAAGAATTTCTTTACGCTCTCGTAATTGGTGATGAAAACCTTGCAGGTTCCTGTATGAATATAGTAATGCCATCTGTCCTTGTTCTTATCATCAAGTATCGCAGAATTCTTTCCGGTGAAACGTTTGAACTCCCTCTGCCAAGTTATTTTCATGCTTGCCGGACAAACTACAAGGCAAGGGTAGGAGTTAGCTATGTCAACGGCTGCTATGGTCTGAAACGTTTTACCGAGTCCCATATCATCGCAGTTGAATGTGCGTTTGTGGACCACCATATACTGAATGCCTTTCTTTTGGTAGTCGTAAGGCTCGAGCAGAAGATGGTGCGGAAATCGCAACGTAGGCATTCTGTCTGCAATACCTTCTGCCTCTGATGGGTCGCTAAGATGAACGACGTCTGAAACAATGAAACGGCTTTTGGCGTAATCACAGAAAGCATCAATAAGAAGCTTGTCTGTCTTTTGAATATGCCAACAGCCTGATTTCATATCAAACTCTGCACTCGGTATCTTTTTTACAAAGTGAACGAGTAAGGTACTATTACCAAAACGCAGCTCGTAATCTGTTCTGTTTTCCGTTACGTATATCTTATTCTCCATCTTTACTTTGTGGCGCAGACGGTCCAGAAGCTTTCGTGTCACAAATCAAGTTGATAACCTGGGGTAAAGCCTCGCCACCCGATGTAATGTCTACGGAAGTTCCGAAGCCTTCGTCCTTTCCTAGCGTCTGCAAGAAATAACGGAGCATCTGGCCGTCTGGTTTCTCAATCCAGCCTACAAGTTTTCCTTTCTCGATTTTGGGAAGACCTAAGGCGAGTATTCTTGCTTGACCAAGACATTCATCAAACAAACGTTTACGGTGTTCTTGTACAATTTCTTTGAATTCCGGTTCTCCATTACACCAATTATAAATGGTTTGTCTTGTAACATGAAGTATTTTGGCTGCATCCGACATATTGCCGTGCGCGGTCTCCATTACTTCACGAAATTCATCTATTGACGGTTTTAATAGCTTCATACATCAAACATATTTAATTGTTTATAGTGAACTGGTGGTTTTATGCCGTTGATTGCACCAGCATTTATCATGTTGGCAAACCACCAGTTCCTACACGTATTAAACTCTTGCTTATTTGCTTGCGGCAATTTCCAATCGATATACTCGTTGGTTATATTGATTCTGCGAGCATTTTCTATTCTTAGAGTACAAAACTCATCGTCGATATTGATGTTGTGCCCCAATGCTGGAGCAAAGGCTACATGAAGGTTATGAGACCAAATCCAATCCTCACATACCCCACACAAATAGTAAAGTCTGGATTCTTCTAGTTTAAGCTCTCTGTTTGGGTTAAGTGGAGTTCCACCCCATATTCTTCTATCGAACTTACCAATCAGACATTTTGTGCAATGCTGACTGAGGTCTATATCTCTGACGAGTTTTAACCAAAGGTACCTATAGTTCCTTTTTGGTTTGAAGTACTTAATTGTTACCATAATTTCGATAATTTAAAGTAAATATTGCATATTATTTGCACAACAAAGATACTAAAAAATTATCAAATATGCAAACTTTTTGACAATTATTTTTATCAAAAAAGCATTAATTACCATTGTCTTCAACCGTTGGAAAACCAAACAATTGACGGACATCATTGTGCCGATGGTAACGTTGGTTGTTCGGTAACTTCATATTGAACTCGTAATCAATTGCTGCTATGTATTCTTCGTCACTCAACTCTCTTGTTTTTTCTACTCCGAGTCGCCAATATGAGTCTCTGTCAGAATAGAATACCTTAAATCCAAAATCATCAATTAGTTTCTGTACGTCCTCTTTGGAATGGAATTTCTGATAAAACCACTGACCTTCTAGCATTATCGCTGTTAAACCATTCTCGTCAAGAAAACGAGCCGAGAACATTTCATCTGTTGTATTTCTTTTCTGTGTCATTAAACTAAGGATTGTCTCCTTGCTTCTGCCACAGAAGAAAATCTTACCTCCAGGCTTACAGAACAACATGAGAATAGCAATAACAGAACGCTCAGCTTCAACACAATTTACTGAATTGATAACACTTTCTGCTATACAATAATCAAATTTTCCATTCTTCTTGACAAAATTGATAAGTTTGGTAATCATCTCTTGCCCCTTCTCCACGCTGATACCCTTGCGGTTATGATTGAAAAACTCTAAGCCTATTGCATTCTTATAGCCATATTTCTTCTTGAGCTTGTCGACACACATAGCTTTACCGCAACCAAAATCAAATACAGAAACATCTTTTTGATCTTTAAGAATCCATTTAGTTGCCACGCGATATAGGGTTGACCACTCCATTCCGGCAGCTCTTGGAGGTTGAGCTAGTCCTTGAACAAAATCTTCTCTGTCTAGATGGTCATAGCTGTAAACGCCATAATCCTTTGAGAAATAAAAATTGTACTTTTCCAAGTACTTTTTATCCAAAATATAGCCATGCACAGGAATATCAAGGATTTGGGCAGCTCTAACATAATTGTTTCCAAAAACAACTTGACCGTCACAAATAATAGCACTAAGTGCATCACCATAACGGGTGATAAGCATACACATGTCCTTGACGTATGATGCTCCGCTGTTTGGTATGTCAAAATCTTTATTGGAAATATCATCGTAGAATTTCCCGACTTCCAGATTTCCCTTATACAAACCTTTTTCTTTTGGTTCACTTTCTATTCCGTTATGAACTTGATTGAAAAGAATCTCGTCTACGAGCTGTACTCCAGATACGAAATAGGCTGGTACTTCATGAATACCAATAGCTGTTGCAGCTTTTGTACGCTGGTGTCCGGCAACAATGGTCTTGTTGTCACGATTCACGATAATCGGCAGAATAAAGCCGAGGTCGTTAAGACTACCTTGCAGGTTTACGAAAGCCTCTTGACTTAACTTTCGAGGATTGTAAGCTGCAGGCTTGATGTCTGAAATCTTGATAATCTCCATAATTATTTTTGATTTAATTTGTTAAACAAAAACTTCACGAAACCAAAGTCAACTCCTATTTCATCAACATAATTCTCATATTGTTCAACAAGCTCGGCATATTCTTTTTTGCTGACTGCTACCGAATTTTTGCCAAACATTAGTACGTTAATCTTCTTTGCGCTCTTAGAAAGTTTGTTCTTCTTAACCACCGTATCGTCTTCCGAAGCGTCATAGAAAAGACCTTCGTCGAATCCAAAGTTAACGAGATTTATTTGGTCATACATCTTTGTAAGGCGGTCAAAGTCATATTCTCCGTATTCTTCGTTGTCCTTAAAGATGTACTCTTTTTCTTCTTTCTCTGTTAAGTCTTTGGCTACAGATACTTCTACAACTGGATTCTTAACCCACTCTTTCCAGTAGTCAACGACTTGTTCTTGTTGCGATGGTGAAAGCAACTTCCATTTTTCATTTTCTGACATCGTTAGAATCCAATCCATAGGAGAACTTTTTAATATCTCCTTGAGAATATCAGTACGTTGATTCCCACCAAGTACCATGTTATCTTTATTGATGGTAATGTCACGATAGTAAAGCATCTTAGGAAACAAAAGAATGCTCTGCTTTAAACGTGCTTTCTTGTCTTTGCTAATCTTTCTAGGATTGTTTGGATTGGCGATTAATTCTGTTACATTTATCTTCATTATTCTTCCTCCTCTGAATTTTCGTTATTGTCAGCTTCGTACTCAATTCCAAGTAGATATGAGAGGAAACCATCACCGCTTCCAAAATTCTGCTCACAATAATTTGTAAGAGCATTATCGAGCATTTTGTACTCTTCATCTGTGATGGTTACTTCGATATATCCGCACTTGAATGACTTGGAACGAACAACGGTTGTATCTACTTCTGCATCGTTAATCTTATTCTCGTCGTAATCATACAGATTCCAAGGCACAGAACCTACATATTCCTCTATATCACTACGGTCATACTCCTTTTTGAGAACTTCCACATCGTCCTCTCCATAATGAAGGTTGTCTTTGGCAAGAAACTCCTTTTCTTCCTCAGGTGTCATGTCATCTGCTATCTTTGCCGGCACGACAGGATTGTCCTTCCATTTGTTCCAAAAGGACTTCAACTCGTTCTGTTTCTCCTCGGGAGCGAGACGATACTTAGACTGGTTTTCCAGATATTCCTCAATCTCAGCATCTTCCATGTTGAGAATATTCAAGAGAACTTGGAGACGCTGATTGCCACCGAGAGCCACCTTGTCCTTATTTAAGATGATAGGGCGGAGCTCTAACATCTTAGGAAATACAAGAAGGCTCTCAGTGAGCTTGCCCATCATGAACTCACTGATTGTTCGTGGATTCTCAGGGTTCACTTTCAATTGTGTTACTTTTATTTTCTTTTTCGTTGCCATATTATTAATCTTTAATTGCGATGATTCCACAAAAATTCAGGTGCTTCCAGAAGGTATCAATCTTTCGAAAACCTGCCATCTTTAACATACTGATGTTCATTTCTTCGGTAAGAGGGCAGAGCACACCTTCCAGGGACTTACGCTTGCCAGCTATCTGTTCTTCCGTATATTGGTTCTCTCGCTTCATGTCGTAATAGATTGAAGAGAAGAGTTCACCAATCTCGGCTGAGTTGCCGAGTACTTTTTCCACCAAGATGAAGGCACCGCCATCGTTTAGGCTGTTATAAACACTCTCTATGATTCCTTGGCGATACTCTATTGGTATAAACTGCAAGGTGAGGCATGAGAGAATGACAGAGCAACCACCACTAAAACTAAGGTAACCAATTGGGTGCTTAGCGAGGTCTAAACCCATGACACGAACATAACCTTCTGAAATCTGTTGTTTGTAGTGTTCACGACATTTTGCAAGCATCGGCTCGCTAACATCATAAAGATAGGAGATAACTTCTTTCGAATGGTTAGCGATAATGCCTTCTGCCGACAGACCATTGGCGCAACCTAAGTCCACGAACCGAGTGTTTGGCTTGATAAAATGCTCTGCAACATTATCCACCAACTTTCGCATGACAGAGTAGTCTGGTATGGAGCGTTCCAACATATCCGTAAAAACGTCGGCTACGTTTTGGTCAAAATCCCAACTACCGGACAGATTTCTTATGTCGTCTCGTTTCTTTGCTTCTATATTATTGTTTTGCTGTGCCATGATTCTTTATTTTATTGTTGCAACCTCAAATCCGAAATAGTCAATCAAGGCATACAACACCTTTGCCGACATCTTCCTTTTCTCGTTTACTATTGTCGAAAGTGTGCTACCGCTCACGTTTGTTGTCTTGGCGATAGTTACCATTTTCTCCTTGCAATCTTTAAGACATGCCTTCACTTTGTCCTCTATTAGATTGGGTGAGAAGGCTGAATCGTCTTTCTTCCAAGTTAGATTCAAGAGTTCCATGACTTTCACGAGATTTTCTGTTGTCAAGTTGCGATTTCCTTTCAAAAATGCATTGAAGTTCTGAACGACCAATCCACATTCCTTACACACCATCGTCTGATTGACACCCCGATAGTGCATTCTTTCCTCTATAATTTCATTTATCTTCATAATTTCGTATTCAAGTGTTTGCCATTAATGACGGCACTATTTATTATTTGCTTTCTTGTTCGTTTTGCAGAAGTTTGCAATTATGTTGCAAAGATAATCAAAAATACAATTATATACAAGTGTTTGATAAGTATTTTTGCAATTAACCTCAAAAATCTTTCATTTATCGGTATTTTTTGACTATCTTTGCAGTATTAAATATGAACTTTATTTAATTTTGTGTTCCGCCTAACGGCAGTTCATAATTTTGAATTTAAAGTGAAAATTTATTATTTGCATAAGAACGAGCTCGTCCGTGAGGATAAGCTCTTCTGTTTTTTATATGGGTATGGGCTCTATAATTTCTTTCTGTATCTTCTTCTGATAACATCATAAATGACGGTATCACTTATTATCATACAACCTCCTTCTCTTTTACATCAAATGTAACACTTTCTAACTCGCCATTCTCCAAAGCACCCAAATCATACAAACGTCTTACGGCATTTTCTGCGCCTTCGGATGATGCTGCGTCAATCGAAACCTTGTAGGTGATTTTCTCTACAATCTCTACTACATACTTTTTCATATCAAATCATTTCTATCTTATAGTTTTATTTTACTTTATCGAGATCACATATTAAAACGTTTCCTACAATGATGTCTTGTCTACCTGCAGACTGGATAATATTTGTTACGAAGATATTCATAGGAAGACCTAATAATTTCCCTTCTTCATTGACTATTACAAGTCTGTTATCTCCGAGCCTGATAATCTCAATGTAGCCACCAACAAATCCATTAAGTTCTTCTAAGGAAAAGTCTGTGCCATTGGATGGGGTTACTTTTCTTCGCTCTCCATCCGTAGTGTAAAGTATTGAATCCATATTTTTTTATTATGCTATTTATATTTGAGAATCTTTGTTTCAAAAAAACATCCATGCATCATCTCTATACTTGTTAGCTTCCGTAGCCGGTAAACCTTCCAACTGCGGAACTGACGTTCTCGTTATGTACAGAACCTGGCTTTAGAAAATATTTATAATGTGAACTTCTCTCTAAGTTCTCATGCCAACCAAATCCGTAGGCATCAAACTCTTTTCCGCACCATTCATGTGCGTAATAATATTCATTAGCGTGTATCTTCCCTTCTTTATGAAAACAGAAATTGTAATAACAGTATTCTGCTGCCATGTCGGATTTGTTAGCCTCATAACGAGAAACTACGTCTTCTCGTTTCTTTTTGTATTCAGCCAACTTCTGCTGATACTCTTCTTCCGTGTCGCAAAGATAATAATCTGTATCTGTCCAATGGCTTTCCCAATAGGAATTGGAAGACTGATGTATATGATAAATATTCTTCATTTCTTCTCTCCCTCCATCATTAAAAGTTTGTGTTCTTCTTCGCTGTCACCAACATGGCCAAAAGACTTGATAAGATTGAAATTTGAATTTCTCATAATTGTTCCCTTTCTATTTTTTAAGATTAAAATTGTATAATAATGCCAAATGGCTATCGTCCAACTCTCTCCAATCATCAACCGTGTCAAGATAAGCCTTGACTTTTGAAATTGTAATAGGAACTGATGGGTAGGCAGAACGGAATCTGCGAAGCATGTACTCAGAAAGTGTCTCCATAATTAATCCTCCTGGTCTAATTTATTGTACTCATTATATTTAATTTCTATATTGTGTAGGAAGTTCTTCATCTCTGACTGTAACTTATCCAGCAAGTCTTTATTGGAAAGAAACACACCCAGAGCAATATAATACTTAGCTTTACTATTAGTACTATCTATATCAATACTGGATGCTGCGTCTATTTCTGTTGCGAACTCAACATTTCCATGGAATCCGCATTTGCATTCATTATACACGACAGTCAACTCTCTGTTCTCATCGCAAGTTAAGGCAAACTTGACTTTTATCTGATTGCGAGAATCTTGAACGTTCACAAACTTCCAATCAGGGCACACAGAAACTATATTTTCTACAAGTCCACCGAACTGGTTAAACAAGTTCTTAACCTCGTTCTTGATTTCGTTCTTTCTTAATTCAATAGTTGTATTCATAATCTTTATAATTTTAATTGGTTCAACTTGTAAGGTAGGCTCTGAATAGTCAAAAGTACTACCTTTATCTATATGAAAAGGTACGAAAAATATTTGATATATGCTTGATTTTAACTATGATTTAAGACAAATCCTGTTAATCGAAGTCATGTGTTGCAGAAAACACATGCTCATTATATTTTTTAAATATCTCCTCCGATGAGAAATCACTCCTTTTTAGATTTAAAGGCATGTTTAGTCTCATAAAGGCCTCATAGCTAAAATATGGGAAACAATCTGATATGTCTTCGCATTCAGGAAGAGGAACGTTCTTCTCGCAGAAGTCAATGAGCTCCAGCTGTTCCTTGCTACCTTCCTCAAAAGCATCCACTATAAAATACTCAGTGCAAGAGTATTTGTTAGTATCGTAACGCTTCTCGCTGCCAATCTCCTGCAAATGCTTATTTATTATCTCTGCGCATTTAGCGTTATACAGAGCGAAATACTCTTCCTGCATTGTTTGTAAGGTGCGATACTCTTTTTTGGTTGCTACTTCCTTTGCAATAGCCAACTCATATTCTCTAATCTTGTTCATAATCTTGAATGTTTAAAGTGAATGTTATTTGTTTATTATTTACACTACAAAGATAGGTATTTTTCATCAAATATGCAAGTAAATGACAGATTAATTTTATCAGAAACGAAAGATTTTTATGAACAGAAAATGAGGGAGTACACCTTGATAGATGTGCTCCCTCTTACGGAACTTTAATTTGTAAATAATAAAACAATCACTCTTGATTATGGCCGTATGTTCCGTATAAGAAGGAGCTGGCGAAATCAACTTGAAACAATTCTATTAATCATTTAAAGGACATTCCTTAATGCCCCAATTTTAAATTTACTAAAAACATGATGCCAGCTCCTTTATGTCTATCAATCTATTCTTACGACAAGACGGCCTTTTGCTAATCTCCTCGTTCCTACATAACCACTATCGTTGCTTTTGATGTTGAAGACAATAGTCTTGTCGGTTTCCTTGACAATTCCCAAGATAGTTTCTTTTTTGCCGTAATTCCACATCGTTACGTCACCACTCTCTAATTCTGCAGCTCTTACCGCAGGCTTGATGCCAACTCCTTGTAAGTGTAATGTTTCCGTCGCTAAATCGGTTTTGTACACCATACCTCAGTCCTCCATTATATTGATGTATTCTTGCTTTGCTTCCTCGTAGACTTTTGCTTTGTGCTTGTTGGAGAGGAATTTCTTTACATTGAACCCGAGTGCCTTTATTCCATCCTCAAAGTTCCATGTGTAACCGCATTCATGGTTCCAGAACTCATATTGCAATGCACTCTTCAAGCCATCTTCGGTAGAAAGAAAATCTATCTTTTCTTTCTTGTGCTTTGTCGTGAGATTGTCAAACTCTGCCTCGTCTGACTTGCGGATGTAGCATCCACAACCTATTGAAAGAATCTTTTTCAGGTCTTCCTTGTTAGTGGTCAACCCCCATTTCTTCATCATTTCCTCGAAACTCTGTTGAGTAAATGCTGCTCCTATTGGAAAGCTATTTAACTCTTTGCTTTGCCTTGCCTTTAATTCTGCGTATGTCATAATTTAATTCTCCTTTACTCCGTAAATGTTATTCTTCTTGAAACTCTCCTCTTCATCCTTTGATACGAGGGAAATAATAACGGTGTCGTAAGTGTTATATAATGGAATATCGCCAACTTTCGTTACCTTTATCAAAAGGAATTCTGTGCGATGACGGCAAGTCATTTGAACCTTATAGCCTGCATTGTTGGCTCTTTCCATAAGGCTTTCGAAAGAACAACTTTGTTTTACAAACGGCTTTTTGTTCCATGAAGTATAAACAACCTTGTTGCTAACCTTTGCTGAATTTGAATTATTTGTTGCCATAATCTTGAAAGTTTAAAGTATTATTGTTTATTATTTACATTACAAAGATACAAACAACTTATCAAATACGCAAATTTCTTGCAAGATATTTTAGTCAAAAATGAAAGTTTTTTTGCTTGAATGGAGGTGAGATTTCTCCCACCTCCATGTGCAATAAAACAACTCACATTTCATAATTACTTCTGTGTCTTGAGCGTTTCGATGTATTTTTCCATTTCAGCTGTTTTCTTGGCGCATACATCCATCGCTTTTTGGGTAATCTCTCCAAGATCGTTCGGGAATTGCTTCTCCATTAACATGCCGAGCATTCCTGCCAAGTCATGTGAGTAACACACAGACCTCTCTGATAGAATCGCCTTGATAAACTCTCGTTTGATAGAATTGCGGTTCTTCTCGATGATAGCAACGTTCTTTTTGAATGAGGTTTCTGTGTTCTCCCATTCCATACCGATTTCTTTCTTGAAGGCCTGTGGAACAAACTTCATGAGGACAGCATGGAATATCTTTGTCTCGTCTGCTGACAATGGAGTGTTGAGTTTTGAGTACTCGCTCTTGGCTAAAGTCTCACGGTAGCCTTCGGTAATTTCCTGTCTGGCTTGCTCCTTGTAGCGTTGAATCATTGTCTTGCTCTCGCTAATTTTAGCCTTTTTGTCGATGGCAGTCTTTATCTCTTCTTCTGAGGCTCCTTTTGGTGCCATGAAAGAATACTTAATTTCTCCAGAAAGTTTGCCACTGAAACATACCTCATAAACCTTTTCTGTTGTACCATCTGCCAAGTTGCTATCAAAGACCGCCTTTGCCTTGTCGTAGTTATCCTTGCGAACTCTGTAGTTTTCCTCATCAGAGAACTTTGTCTTGTCTGGCTCTACTAAAGGGTACACGTAGCTTCGCTTGGTATAATCCTTCAATTCGATACCGGCATCATGCGCTGCCTTGATGATGTCTTCGCAGCCGTCACCCTTGTAGATACATGGCAGACCGCTCCGCTTTGCCTCACGGAAGATGAACTCTTGGGTTTTCTTATTGAAACATGATGGGTTCATGCAGCGGTCACGGCCCTCGTTGTATTCCTCAGGCTTGTTCTTTGTGTTGAGAGGACAGCCCTCACAGTTCTTGCCACATGAGAAACTTTCGTCGAGCAACGAAAAACGTGCAGTATCAAGATACTTCATCACGCACTCATCAATCCATTCGTGAAGTACGTCCATAGGAAGAATCTTTCTCGTCCAACGTTCAATACACTCTGGTGTGAACTTCTCCATGTAGAGGGTTTCTTGTTGTCCCTTTGTGAGCTTGCAAATATCCAGAAGGTGGACAAGGTAAAGCGTTCCATTTCGCATCAGGTCAATATAACCTTGTGTGATGTTAGAGAGATTGATTCGGCTGATAACGTATGAGGAAGACTTACCAAGCATTTTGGCAATTTCCTTCACCTTCATGGTTTTGTCTTTCGTGAGCTTCGAGAATGCGGCTGCTTCCTCAATAGGGTCTACGTCTTTTCGTTGTAAGTTCTCGATAATCATGGCTGCAAACGCTTGCTTGTCGTCGAGATCCGTGCGCACGATGGCTTGAATTTCTTCCATTCCTGCGAGCAATGATGCTCGGTATCTGCGCTCTCCGCATACGATTTCATATTTCTTACCACTCTCTTTTGGAGCCTTACGGATGGTGATAGGCTGTATCAGACCGTTCTCCTTGATGTTATCAGCTAATTCCTTAAGGCTTTCCTGGTCGAAAGTCTTACGTGGGTTCAACGAACTTGGGCAAATGTCTGCCAACGAAATAGTCTTTACTTGCATAATCTTTTGAATTTAAAAGTGAATGTTTATTTATTATTTGCACTACAAAGATACAAAGTATTTATCAAATACGCAAACTTTTTGGCATTTATTTTATACTATATGAATGTTTTTTTGTCTCTGATTTATAGTTATATATTTGTATTAGTTAAAGTCTTTCTTTAGTCTATCCAGCTCAGAACTTTCTTTTGAGCTTCGTCTTTCCATGAGTTGAATACATAGTCGTTGATGAAATTCTCGTAGGAAAATACCGTACACGTATCATCAAACTCGGAGACAAAATCTATATCCTTCTCGTTATATTCCATTGGCATGATTATCCCCTTGAATTTCTCACCATCTACCAGTACAGATTTCAATCTGTCATAGAAAGAAAAGGTCTGCTCCTTTCCAAAGAGTGAAACCGTTTTTAGAAAACGTAGCAATGTGTTTACGTTCAGTCCGACACCACATATAACAACCCGGTCTATATCCAAAGCTGATGGTTTCTTGCAGTGCCATATACAAGCGTTCTTCAACTGCTCTACGTCAATCTGTATTTCTGTATGTTTGGCATTCTCGGATGGTAACACAGAATCGACATTAGGGTATTTTCCGTCTTGTTCAGTTCCTTCTAAAAGAATTGTCTTTCCTGCTAAACGAACGCTACCTTCGTTATAGATAATCAGCAAGTGCCCATCACAAGCGTAGCAACGTTCTTCCTCAAAGTGTATGCCGTTCATGATTGGTTTCAACTCGTTTTTAGCACAGATATTGTCATACATAGACTTAATAATCTTTTTATCCATATCTACTAAATTTTTTGTTTATAACAATGAATCGCTTTAATACTATCCGTGTCAATGAAAGTTCCTCCTTCTTTTTTCTTGACAATGATTGCTTCTAAATCTGGGTCATAACTAAACCCTTCGTTACAATAAGGTCTTATCTCTGTTGAATTCCCCATCCCGCCAGTTCCGTTAATGGTAATAACAATTCTATCGTTGAACTTTGCGCACAACTTAACTGCGTATTCTATAGCTTGTCTTACTAACTTTGGATTCATATTCTTTAAAACTTAATATGCGTATTGTGTCTGCATGAACACTCTCATTAACTCATCTTGCTCTTCAAAGTAGCAATACATGTCATAATTTGATATTGCATCATCTACACCAGAAGCCTCTGAATCTATCAAGGCATATTTCTTTTCAAGCTTTTCTACTGCCTCCCAAGTCTCCTTGCAAGGATGCTCCTTCAAATCATGCTCAGCCCCCTGTAAGTCTTGGTTCAGCAACTCCATTGCTTTCTGCAACTCAATCTTTCTTTTCTTTAAATAACTTAATGGTCTCATAATCTGTGAATTTAAAGTGAATGTTTATCTTATTATTTACATTACAAAGTTAAGCATTTTTCATCAAATACGCAAATATTTGAGCAATTATTTTTATCAGATATGAAAGATTTTACGACTCTTCTTGCCAGTCTTCACAGCCTTCGTTGCGGTCAACTTCTTTTTGATGGTGCTCGCAGTACCATCTATGGTAACCGCAAGCGCTCATGTTGTTACAATAATAGCAAATCTTTTCCATTATTTCAAAACAACTAAACGATACCCTTCTCTCTTTGCCTCAGAACCTAAAATGATATTCATTTCCTTCTGTGACACATAAACAGTTATTCTTCCATACTCATCTACGAACTCATGATAGGTGTCGCAAAGGGTCTTGGCTATTTGCGAATCCTGGAAGTAGAAGAAAAGAAGATCACCTTTCTTCTCGCAAACAAGCGGCTCATCCCATTCGTTCTCCTTGATGTGAGCATTTCCGTAGCGAACGAGGAAATCTGCCATGTTGAATGCCGTGGCTCCTTTGCTGATAGCTGCATAAAGGAACATACCTTTTGATTCTTCCTTGTCTTGTTTGCAGCAGTCTGCCTTTACGATAAGACTACAATTGCCTGCCCAATTAGACCAGCCAACTACATAGTTGTAGAATGTACTACCATCCATCATCTTTTTGATGTTCTTACAATCTTTCTCACTGAAGTTTCCGAGCTTTTCAAAATACAATTCTTCCATGATTCTATTATTTAAATTCGTGACTATTACAATTATCTATATCATTCATGGATACTCTGAGTAGCTCACAATACCCAGGCTCATCGCCAAAGAGACAGTTGCCACATCTTTTCGTAATTACACCGGCTTCAACTTCCATCTTAAAGTAATCTCTCCTTGTAATGTGATGTTTACCTGCCTCTTTCAGAACAGTCAAAGCAAACTCTTCGTTCGCTACTTCCAAGGCTTTTAGGGTGTTGAGGTCAACGTTGCAATTCTCGTCTGCTACACAAAGAGGAATATACCCCTCATGAGGGAAGTTTGTGCGACCGATATTCCAAACGATGTAGCCATAAGGAAAGTCTGGTACAATCTCAAAGGTATGGATGGTTCCCCATCCGTTGTCATCTACGAATTTTTCCATATCAAGTGATATTGTGTTCATAATCTTTAATGTTTAAAAGTGAATGTTATGTTTATTATTTACAATACAAAGATACAAACAATTTATCAAATATGCAAGTTTTTAGGTGTATTTTTTTATCAAAAATGAAAGTTTTTTTTTCAAGAAAAAGGGTGAGCCTTCCGACCCACCCAAAGTTAAATAAAACAATCTTACTTATAGCTAACAATATTCAATTTCCTAACAGAAAATCCACATAGCCACCAAAGTCAACACCAATCCTGCACAGGAAAGCAATGCGCCTTTTGCTGCTTCCTTTATTTCTTCTTTACCCCAATTCAAGGGATTCATCATATTTTTTTCTTCTGTCTTCATACCGGTTCCTCCTATATTTCAAGCCCCTTAATCTTTTCCATGAAACGGGCATTGTCTTTTTCAGCCCATTTGTTTTCAACACGATAGATGATTTTACCAATATCTGTGCCGTTCCCTCCGTTATCCCATGTGGTATAACGATACTCCAAACTTACTATAAAATCAACGGAATCTTCTTTTTCGTTGACAACCGACTTGACAATACCTTCTATATGAATATTCTTAAATATCATAGGCTGCATAAAGAAGTTGCTGCCTGTAATCTTGATGTATTCCTCGTTTCTGTAATCTTTAGCTACTCCGAGGGTAAACTGGCAATTAACACCAAGTCTAAGCATTTTAGACTGAACATCATTTACGATAGCGTTTAAAATATTCTGATACTTCATAATCTTTGAATTTAAAAATGATTTATTATTTGCTTTTTTCTCTTGTTTTAGATTTCTACCATCATGCCGTTCTCGTATTTGCAAACAACGAAAGCGTCTGTATTGTTTACCTTGTTACACTTTGCAGCAAGTTTATTAATTTTTGCTTTGTCAGCTAAGCCTTTTACAGGCTTACTGCTTCCTTTTTTTACTACATAAAACATTTCCATAATCTTGAAAGTTTAAAGTATTATTGTTTATTATTTACAATACAAAGATACAAACAATTTATCAAATACGCAAGTTTTTAAGCAATTATTTTATCAAAATTTGAAGTTTTTACATAAGAAAATACCCTCGTCCAATCATTTTGGCGAGGGTATATTACAAAACCTTAAAACTATGGAACATTTTATTTCAGGCTTTGCCTTCGATACTTACTGAATACCCAACGAGCTAAAACGCTCGCCAGTATGACAAGTGCAATCCCTAAAAAGGTGAGAGCGATGTAAAGTGTCTGCTTGGATTCGGACACGGATTGTTTCTTGTCGGTTGAACGTTTTGTTTCTTTTCTCTTGTTCGTGGTCGCAGACGATGAGCTTTCGGAATTTGTATTGTTTTCCTCTTTCTCGTTGGCAACCACTGTTGAAGCTTTATTTGTCATTTCCTTTTGCGCAGACGATGTTGAGGCTCCACGCTTCTCTATCTTCGTCTGCCTGATGGTCTTACTTACCTTTGGCTTGGCATCCTTGGCAGTATCGCTTGTGTCGTAGATGGTTGTTTCAGTAATAGTGACGGTCTCACTATTCTCTGAAGACTCATTCTTTTGCTCTGTGGTCGTGCTGACGGAATCGGTTGCGGACTTAGCCTTGTCTGACGATGTGGTGGAGTTAGTTTGCTCCGACGTATCTATTTGGGTCTGTTCCGTCTCGTTCTCGTTGACCTGCTCTGAGGACATTTGCTTGCTACTTCCACAAGATACAAGAATGATGATTGTGAACCATGCTATGCAGGAAAGCACAAATACGGATAGCACACCATGGTAACCTCCAAGAAAGCTCATAATGTTATGCGTTCCGAAACGTGATGCTCCGGACTCCTGGCTACTTCGCTCCATACGTAGGGCTTTGAATAACTTGTTTATGACTTTTTCCATGATGATGTAATTTAATATGGGTAACTCAAATTCTCTGCCTTGATGTCAGACAGAAAGTCCACAAACTCGTTTGCTGTTGACTTCGCTTGCTTTAGATCGTGTAAGGAATAGTTGCCACATTCCTTTGGTGAACTGCCTGGTATCACACCTTCATAGTCAGCAATGACTATGAACATATCCCTAATAAGGTCTATCACTTGCAAACTATCGTAGTCGCCATTGAGAATGAGGTAGAAACCTGTGAGGCATCCCATAGGTCCGAAATAAACGACCTTATCCTTCCATTTGCTGTCGTTGCGTAGGATTGTCGCTCCGATGTGTTCGATGGTGTGAGCGCACTCTGGAGTTAACATGTCGTAGTTCGGCTTCTTGATACGAATATCAATAGTTGTGATGGTCTCACCCATGGAAGTAACATCTTTGCGAGAAACATAGATTCCACGGTCTAACTTCGTGTGGTCCACTTTAAAACTTGCAATTTTACTCATACCAATTCCTCCAAGATTTTCTTTGTTTTGTCAAACGACCATTTTGCTACGTATTTCCAAAAATTCTCATATTGCTCTTCTTCACAATTATCACTTATGATTCTGATGGCCACGAACGGAACCTTATAGCGGTAGCAGGTCTGTGCGATACTGCAACTCTCCATGTCTACAACGGAAGCCAATGGATATGTTGCTTTAAGTTTAGCCTTTATTACCGGGTCGACAATGAACTGGTCGCCACTGATAACACCAGCTATTCTTATGTTGTGTCCGAGTATTTTTCCAATACGAGCACATAAGTCACCTTCGGTGTTGATGCCAACCTCCAAAGGTGTGAATGTGCTTGGCATTCCTTGTACTTGTCCCTTGACAAGTTCTTTTCCACAGAACACATCATGATAATGATACCATACACCCATGATAGTCTCACCCGAATGTAATTCTTCGTCCAGTGAGCCTGCTACTCCGGTAGATAGTATAAAGTCTGGTTCGTAGAGGGTAATCATTTCAGCAGCTCCCAAAGCAGAGTTGACCTTGCCTATTCCGCACTGCTGTATGACCACTTCATTCTTGCCGACATTACCGATCAAATAGTCAAATACTCTGCCATGTTCGGCTTGTCCTTCTGAAATGAATCCTTTTAGCAGCTCCATTTCCTTAGACATAGCTACTAATATTCCTATCTTCATAAGCCAAAAGCCTCTTTGATGTAATCAACAGAATCAAGCTTTTCCCATGTAAAAAGCTCAACTTCAATACTATGACCTTCGATTTTCTTGCGTTTCTTGCAAGGAATTCTGCCCATGTGCCCATAAGCAGCAGTTTCTTCATAGATAGGCTGATTAAGTTTCAACTTCTCAACGATTGCTCTTGGACGCATGTCGAAATTAGAAGCAATCCATTCTGTAACACCTTCGTCAGTCATTTCTACGTGTGAAGTACCATAGGTGTCAACACAGATACTTACTGGCTCTGCCATACCGATAGCGTAGGAAATCTGAATGAGCATCTTATCGGAAACACCTGCAGCAACCATATTCTTCGCGATATAGCGAGCCATATAGGCTGCTGAACGGTCTACCTTACTGCTATCTTTACCTGAGAAGGCACCTCCTCCATGCGCTCCAGCACCTCCGTATGTATCTACGATAATCTTACGACCTGTGAGACCTGTATCTCCATGAGGACCACCAATTACGAACTTGCCAGTCGGATTCACAAGCAACTTGAATCCCTTGTCAAACATCTTGACAACATTGTCGTCAGCAATCTGTTCCTTAACTTCTTGAAGAACGTAGTTCTCAACATCGTATGCTATCTGTTTCTGCATTTCTGCATCGGCTTCATCTTGCGACATCGTTTTCGATGGCTTGATAAAGTCCTCGTGCTGAGTTGAGACAACAATGGTGTCAATGCCGAAAGGTTTGCTGTCTTTGTATTCGACGGTTACTTGACTCTTCGAATCCGGACGCAAATATTTCATGCCACGCCCATTCTTTCTAATGAAAGCAAGTTCCTTGACAATCTTTGTGGCGATGTAGTGGGAGAGAGGCATGAATGTTTCAGTCTCGTTGGTTGCGTAACCGAACATCATACCCTGGTCGCCGGCACCTTGCTCATCTTTTGACTGCCGGATAACACCCCTGTCGATGTCTGCGCTCTGCTCATGCAAAAGATTGATGATACTACAACTCTCGAAGTCAAAGTTGTCACCATATTCCGTGTAGCCAATGCGCTTGATGGTCTTACGTACAACCTTAGACACATCTACATGAGCGGTTGATTTTACCTCACCAGCGAGAACTACCTGGTTGGTAGTAACCAAAGTTTCGCAAGCTACATGAGCATCAGCATCCTTTGCTATATAAGCGTCAAGAATAGCATCGGAAATCTGGTCTGCAACCTTGTCAGGGTGTCCTTCTGATACGGATTCTGATGTAAAAAGTTTCTTTTCTTCTATCATAATATACTGATTTTTATGCGATTACTTTTCCGTTGTCGGCAATAAGCTTTCCATATTGAATGTTCTTGACTCGTCTAAGCCATCCGTTGAGATTAACCTCTTGCGACGGGTCATTTTTCACTATTTGATGAAAATAAGCTATGCGTTTTACTTTTAAAGCGTCAAAAAGCACCCACTGACCTTTCCTGTAATTGTTGATGGCTGAAATCGTAGCAGGTCCCATGACTCCATCTTGCTTTGTGCCGACGCAACTTTGAATATATCTCACGGCTCGGCTTACTCCGCTGTTGTAGGCAAAGTCTACCAATAGGTTTGCTACGCTCTGGTTCTTTATATGGTCACCCCAACAAGCATCCCAATAATTGAGTTTAAAGACTCTGTTGTAGTCGTCTTCCGTCAATAGCTTGATGTCCTCAGCTGTAATAGCTCTATCGCCATTCTTGTCATAACCAACCTTTTTCCACGTTGCAAGTGTAATGCCGTATTTTGTCGGTCCACCTCTATCAGACCTATGGTTGGTGTACTTGTTAGACTCAAAGCTAAGAACAAACTTTGATAATTGTCTTGAATCTGCCATTATTCATCTGTTTTAAATTCTTGTTTACGTTCTCCTCGTTCTCCAATGGTCTTTGTCAGACCTGCAGAGACAAATAGGGTAGAGATACTGCCAACGTATGCACTGATACCCATGAGGTCTGTCTTGATCGTCCCATAAGTGATAACTTCCCAAATAAGGATAAATACTACAGACAGCAACATCAGGCAACCTATAAGCGTAACAGATACCAAGAAGAATGCCTTACTTGAATGTCCGCTGTTTACCTTTATGAGTTTAGTGAAATAATCCGCTATCTTTTTCATATCTCTTCATTTTCTCCATCGGTTCGGTCTATGTATTGGTTGTTTTCCATTTCAACCCTCCTGATAAGCTCTTCTCGCTTTCTGGGAGGCTTTCTTTTGGGGCAGCCGTTTACTTCACACTTATTCCAATCTAACTCTGCATTGAGCATCTGCAAATCGTGGTTCTTACTTTCGAGTCCGCTAATCGTATCTCGTAAGATGTTAATCTTGTCGTATAAAGAATCTATCTTGCCATCCTTAACCTTGATTTCTTCTTCCTTATTCCGTACATCTTCATCACGTTTCTCGCAAAGTTTCCTCCAACCATCGGCTGAGGTGGCTATAGCCTTACCTTCCTCTTGTGAAGCCTCGGCTGCTGCTTTACGTTTACGAATACTAAAAAATAATGCACCACTCAATATTGGAATAACGCCTGTATTTATGATGGTTATGATTTCTACAATGCTCGATATTGACATATTCTTCTTTTTGCCACAAAGTTACTTTTATTCTATGCTAAAGTAACAAAAAAGGGGACTAACTTACTGCATCATGCCTTGCAGTGTTAGTCCCTTTATTAAAAATGAAAAAGTAGCCTTACCTTGTACCTGTATGCCCGATTCCTCCACCTCTGTTAGGATAGTTTTCGTCATAGTCTTTCGCTTCTATCATTTTACTGCTATAAGTTTTGTAAAATGTCAGCTGTGCTATACGAGTACCTTTCTTGATTGTAAACTCTCCGTCGTCATTCTTGACAACTACGTTCAGTTGGTCTTGATAGCCTGGGTCTATCTTGCCTGATATTACATCAGCATTAAAACGATGCTTCCCGTTGAACTTCTTCCAATACGTTATGAGGCCGAAGAGCTTTCTTTTTTCCTTCCATACTCCGTAACCTTCAAACCCCTTTGCTGCAAATCCACTACGTGATTCTATTTTACATTCTACTCCGTATGGGAGCTGCACACCGAAACCTAATTGCACCATTGCCCTTGAATGAGCTGGAATTATGGTGTCATATGGCGCATATACATCGAATCCTATCGAGTATTTATCAGCTTTCTTTGGATTGATAAAATCTCCAAGAGGAATGATTTTAATGGTTCCTCTTGGATGTCTCTTCTTATTTGTTTTCTTCATTTTGTTGTTTTCTTTTCAAAGTATCTTTGTAACTTTCTAACACTTCCAAAAGTCTGTTTAGAGAGTAAGAGGCAAAGGACTTTTCCCATCCTTTTACGCTATAGTATTTGACGTTGTAACCAGATAGACTTAACAACTCTTTGTTTGTCTTGTGCAGTTCTTCTGTCGCCTTTGTTCTGATGGTAAGGACTACGCAGAAAATTGCCGATAACAAATCGTTTGTCAACTTGTCTTCATCAAGTTTCAACGAACCGTTGTACGCATCTATCTTGTTGTTCCATGTTGTAATTCTCGTGATGGTATCGTTATTAACTTTGATAGGTTCCTTTGCTCCAAATACGAACTGCTGGTCTTTACCTACCAACTTAACTACGGCTTGCTCGTAATCATATTCCTTTTCCATAATCTTTGTATTTTTAAAGTGAATGTTATGTTTATTATTTACATTACAAAGATACAAACAACTTATCAAATACGCAAATGTTTTGAGCAATTATTTTTGTAAATTTGCATTATTTTTTCGTCACTTTAAACTTGTTTTCTAATCTTTCCACTCCCATTGTTTCCAACTCGCAGCTCTTAACTTCCTTGTCGAAATGGCCTAACCGTAAGGCATCAAGGCAATATTGGTTCCGGAAGCCATCATCTGACAATTTCTCGTTTATAGCTTTGTATGCTTGTTCTGATGCGTAGTTTCGTGTCGGGTGTAAATTGTTCTTCTTGTAATGAACCTTTGAGTCTGCAAAGGCATACATGGCACCTACAGCCACATTTAATGTCGCCTCCTTATAGCTTTTGCTAAAGTCTATATGATACTCGTCCTTGTAAATCTGAATGTGTGCCTTGAATACCTCATCGTATAAGTTTATCATGGCTCTTGCCGTCTCTATCTGAGCTATAATGTCGCAGTCCTTTAAACCTTTTCGCTCATAGTAAAACTTAAATGTAAGCGTCAAGTCAAACAATAGTTTCTCCAGACCTTCGTATGCCTTGTTACATGAATCACTAACCAATCCTCTTGCCCTCGTCTCCATGTGTTTCGCAAGATAGTCATTGTATTTATCAAAATCTTTTTTGATGGCTTCCAACCATTTCTTGTTTTGAAACTTGATAAGGTTTCGCTCGTCGTACCAGTCGTATACCTTTAGAAACTCCTGTTCTGCAATATATCGGTAGACTAATACGATAGTAAAGAATAAGTCTCGGCAATTCTTCCTGGCAAACTCCTTTGTCTTCGGGTCAAGCAACTTTTTAATGTTCATGACCACTGTCTTTTCAATGTAATGCGGATTGCCTTTGTTAGTCTTATTTGCAAAAGCTTTACTAATATTTTCTTTCGTCTCCATTTTGCTTGAATTAATTATTCAATACCGTGATATGATTTTCTACTCCACATTCTTATCGCCGTCTCAAGTCTTGTGTCGTTACCAGCAAGCCTGTCAATCCAGACGCGAGAGAGGCGATTGGCGGGGGTATGGGCGAGCTTCTTTGCTAATCGTGCTTTCATAAAGCTATTCGTCTTTTAAGTTCAACTTCTCCTGCCAAACTTGTTCATGGATATTGCCTATAATAACAGAATCGAAACAACGCAACGTTTCTCCTAATGATTTAACGCAATGAAGTTTTGCGCCATCCTCCTTCAGATAAAAGCCACCTGCGTCTTCATCCCATTCGACAACACCAACACACGGTCCGACATTCACCACGTCACCTTCATAAATTTCCTTGCCGTTCTTGTCTTTCAGCCCGGTATATTGCCCTACGGAATCTATATTTACACGAACCATAGCAAAATTCTTGTAGGCAATAAAGACTTTCCCATCACTAAACTGCCTAAGGTCACCATTGTACCATTTATTGTTATCTAGTGACTTTCCACGAAATACTATCTTATGTTTCATACTAATCTAATGTCATAATCTATGCTTTATAATTCTTATTTATAGATGCGGATAAGACTAGGAATGCAGCAATCGTAATTTTTATATCCTGGTTCTACGTAGCTGACTTCGGGATTTTTATCACGCATAGCATTTATTTCATCCAGGGAGTAAGGACCTACGCAGAAGCGGATGAAACCTATGTAAAGGAGAGAACCTTCGTTGTCGTAGCCAGCAAGACGGCCCAAAGAGGTTCCTTTCGCCTTACCTGCCGTAATCAGGACTTCACGACCTTGATAGAGAAGATAAATCTCCTTAACCGTCAGTCCGGAAAGATTCTCAAACACGGAATCAGCAGATGCATGCGTATTCTTCTGCTCCATCCTCTCCTCGATAGGTTCAACCTCCATTTTAACATGTAATTCAGATTCCTCACGCTCTCTCCTGCTTTTTAGAACGAAAAGCTTTGCCTTTCTCCAACTATCTGCCCAGCCAAGGAGCAAGAGGCCTACAAAGAAACCAGCCATCACTACGATGGTTGCCTCTAAGCAGCAATCGTATATCTCTTGCGATAGAACGCAGGGATGCGTATAGATATTCTTCAGCTTACCGAAGCCATAGATAAGGACAACGGCAAGGATGGGTACCAAAATCGCCAACAAGTTAACACCGATAACCTGGGCGTAATACTTCAATTTACTTTTCATAATCTTATTTTTTATCTTTTTGTTTTTCTGCCTAAATCTAAGTTCATAATTTTATTATTTAAAATACGTCTTTAATATCGCACCCGGCTACTGCCTTATATTCTGCCTTGAGGAAAGCAATCTCATCTTTCAGACGTTTGATTTCTGCGGTAGGCTGATGACGTTCCATATTCAGCTTCCAGTTGCGGTAGGCATAATAGTACTTATCACATAGCTTCAGCTCCTCATCGGTGTACTTTTGCTTATGCAGGCATGGCGCTCGTTTTACCTCTTATAGCTTACCATTCTCCGTAAGTATGATCAGTCCAGCATAATCAGGAAGGAGAGGAAGTAATTTCCCACTAAGGTACCATGGTACGCAATAGTAGAAATAGTTCGGGCGGCGATGCTCTCTACGGAACACCTCCTGACTCTTGTAGTAGATATTCCAAGCCTTGCCAGCCTTCTCAATATGATAGTTAGGGTATGACTCATACTTCGACAAGGCTTTCTCGTCTATTTCTCTACGTACGAAAGTAAGAGGGTGCCACTCTCCTGTCTTCAGTAGTTCATGCTTCTGCCACTTGTGGGTGAAATCGTTCTTGAAATCGGCGAAGGAGATTTTGCATTCTATCTCATACCAATATCCGCTTCGGGTCTTGATGAGCTGGTCGCTCTCCCAACCGAACACGTAAAGGTTTTCTACGATATACTTAGGGTTCGATTTCCAGCCGCGCAAATGCTGCTGAAGAAGCTGCTCTGTTATCTGTTCCTTTGTAAGAAGCGATGTTTGTTTACGCTTTATTCCCATATTATTTTTCCTTTCTCTTCTTGATGATGGTACCCTTTTCAGGGCTGTCGATTGTACAGAAGGATTGCTCTGCCATGTTTCTGATAATATTCTTCACGCTCTTTCTTTTCGGTACAATTTAGATTTTTAAGAAAGACATCTGTACCTCTAACCAAATCATGCAATTTTGTTCCTTGTGGCTTTCCTCTAAGGATAGCCGGAATTTCTGTTGTTTCATTCATAACTTGCTGAATTTAAGTGATTTATTATTATTTGCACTGCACAAAGATAAGAAAAAGTTATCAAATACGCAAATTATTTTGCAATATTTTTAATCGCATTTGATATTTTTCCTATAAAGCCATTTTTCTTAGTCTCCATAAGTTTCTTGATATATTGCAATCTGCCTTCATCGAAAGCTTTTTGTAAATCTTCTCCACTCATGGCCTTTTCCTTCATTTCGGATTTCTCCTTTTCTTCACGTTCCTTTCTGTCTACTTCCTCTTTGACGCAATAGTCATGGTCTCTATCTTTCAAAAATTCTTTGAATGCCACCAAAATCTTCTGAGGGTCTACAGAACCGTAGAAGATACCATATTGCCCTGCTCTAAGACGAGCACAGAACAGAATGAACTCTACCATCGTAAGTGTAGGAAACATGGTGAGTATCTGTTCGCCTACGGCTCTGAGCTGGTTAGGTGTGATTTTATTCTTGGCTCCCACAAAATCTGATACCACCAGCAAGTGCGCATTCATAAACGAGATTGCTGCTCCCTCGTTGATTGTTCCGTCAGAAGCATAAGTCGACGGATAAGCCTCATTTAAGATACAGAGTGTAGGTGACTTAATCAGCTCGCATTGGTCAACGGAACGGCAAGCGCCACAGATAACATCCTGCAAATCTGTATTAAAGGAAGTCAAAAGGGTCGTAGCCTGGTAATTGTCTCTCAGGCTTTTGGCTTTCTGGCTTACCTGCTTTGATCCATTGTTCTCGTTGCTCGTCAAGTTTCTTGACGTTAGCCATGATAGCTGCTCTCTGACGTTCGCTATCAAGTCTGTTTCTTTCTTGTTCTGTCGTGCAATTTGATTTTCCATTTCTGTTGTTTTTTATATCTTGAACTATTTCGTTATATTTCGATGTTATGTTGCTGATAGAAAAATTATCTATAATCCACTTCGTCTGTATCATACTTAGCAGTTCCTTGAATGCCGATAGCAGACTATCATCGTCAACACTCAAAGGTTTGGTCCTTTTTGTTCGGGAGTATTTGATTTTCTTGAGCAGTTCTGAAAGCATCTTCATGTCTTTCTTTGAAAAATAATACGCCTCGCCATATTTGCTTTTATAGAAATCATCAAATGTTAGTCGTGCTCTGTAAGTCAAAGTATATTCTTCTTCCGAATTCTTCTTTGTAGGTTTCTTCTCTTCTGCTGGTGTTTCAGGAGTAAGAACGAAGTTGCTTTCCTCGCGCGTGCGTAACCCCATTTCTTTTTCTTTTTCTTTATTTGTTTCTTTTATAGGGGGTATGGGGGAAAGTTTTTCTTTCTTTGTTTCTTGTTCTGTTTCTTTGTTCTGTTTCTGAGGTGTCCTCTGAGGTGTCTCGGGGGTATTGTTAACATCTTGGTTATCAGTATACTTACGTGTCCTTTGAGGTGTCTCGTAGAATTGTGGTGTCCTTTGAGGTGTCCTTTGAGGTGTCTCGGGGGTATTGTTAACATCTTGGTTATCAGTATACTTACGTGTCCTTTGAGGTGTCCTCTGAGGTGTCTCTGTAAGTAAATATGATTGATAATCTGCAATACGAATGATAGAAGCTGCCTTTGTGGTTCTCACAGAAATTTTGCCACTTTGCTCTAAGTCGTTGAGGAAAGAGCATACTTTAGTTTTGCCCCATCCCCAACGTTTAGCCAATACACGTACTGATGTTGCTAATTCTCCTTGTTCTAAGTCAATGTTAATACCATTCAAGCGTAATGACTTACTTGCGTTTTCTGCAAGATTAATCAAGTCTATCCACGCATGAAATTTATCGTACTTATCATCTAAAAACAATTTTGACTCCAAGCATGAATACTCGATTTTAATATAATCAGATTGCTTCATGGCTCATAAATTTACCTGCTGAGGTATCGGGTGATAATAGCCTTGAATTCCTCAACACTACGACACACTACATACTTGTTCCCGTATTTCTCACACGCTGCTTGCCATGCTTTTTGATCAGGTGTTTGGTAAGTAGCATTATGGTCGAAAGTCTTAGGACGCTTCATTTCAATATAGAGCGCACCATAACCGTGATTAGGTATTGCCAAGCAAATGTCGGCAACACCCCTCACAACACCCTCACGCTTTGCTCTGCCGCCCATTCTGCCAATTCTGATGCCTTCATTAGCTATGTGGAAGAGCATGCCTTCCTCGGCAAGTTTCGGGTACTGCAACTTGAACCATCTAAAGCATGATTGCTGTATCTCCGATTCAGTCTGTGTAACCGTTCTTGTTGATGGTGTCTTGATAAACTTTTCTCCTTTTGCTATTGCTGATAGTAACTGCTTGTTATATGAATTGTTAGCCATGTTAAGTTAAATAGAATATTTTAATTAATAATACGCATTTGTCAAGTATTTCCATTGACCTTCTATATACCCAATGTAGGCATACTCTCCTGGCTTATTTTCGACAAGATGAAAGTTCTCAACTTCACCAAATCTCTCTACGTTTCCGCAGAGGTCTACGACCCAACCTTGTTTGCTTGGATATGGGCGAATAATTCGACCGACCATTTGATAGTACAGAGATAACGACATTGTAGGACGAGCCAAGACGATTGTATCAAGTTCGGGGTAGTCGAAGCCGGTTGTCAGAATACCAACATTTGCCAATACTTTAATTTTTCCGCTCTTGAAATCTCCGATTGTTTTCTCTCTGTCTTTCTTCTTGGTCTCGCCAGTGAGATAAGCACTATTTGGGATAGCCTTACATAAGGCTATACTCTCTTCCACAAACTTTGTGAACACCAAGATACCCTTTCGTTGTATGCCGTTCTTTGGATGAAGTAAGCGATTAACGATTTCAGCCAATCTCTCGGTGAGGTTACATCGCTCAAACTCATCACTTAACGATTGCTCGTCATAATCTCGACCTGTGCTGTTTATTTTAACTCGGCTAACATCTACTAACTTTAGTTGCGAAAAGTACGTTAGACGAGCTAAAAATCCCTTTGTCAGCAATTCTTGTATGCTAACTTGGTAGATAACATCGTTGAACATTCTCGGTCTTGTGCGAGTAAGGAACTTTTCGATGCACTTGTTGGCGAGAATAACACCAGGCTTTGGCTCGTATTCATTCTTAAAATAATCGCTTTCCTTGTACGACCCATTTGGCAAGAACTTACCTTTTGCAATGATGCCTTGCTGTGTATAGAGACGATATGGGGTAGCGGTGAAACCCAACACCTTACGTTTTACATGGGTCAGAAAATCCTTGTACATTCCACCTGTAGCATTGATAACATGGCATTCATCTACGATGATCGCCTTGAACTTATCGAACTCTTCCTTGTGATTGATGATACTACCGATAGTTGCAAACGTTATTCTGTCTATGTTCTTGCTTTTGAGGCTCGCAGAATAGATGGCGCAGTCGGTCACTCCATAGCTTAGTAGCTTGGAGAAGTTCTGCTCCAATATCTCTTTCGATGGCTGCAATACCAACACATTTCCATCCAACTGCCGTGCGATGTCAGCAAGGATAATGCTCTTACCTCCGCCTGTAGGAACAACGATAATAGAGTTCTTCTTTTCTTTGGATTTGAAGAACCTTACTGCAGCGTCTGATGCTTCTTTCTGGTATGGTCTTAGTTCATATTTCATATTACTTCATTTTTGTTTCCTCTTCTATATCAATACCATTAGCGATAACTTTTATGATTACTACGGCAACGCAGAAGAGTAGGAGTAACATGATACAAGCTAATATACCGATTATTCCATAGATAATGATTTCGTTCATATTTTATCTTTTTTATATGGATATGGTGGCATATCTTTGCGATATACGATGATTAACACTATCATAAAGATAGACACTACAACACTAAATGCTATCAATGCCAATATCAAATATCCGATTATGATAATGATTTCATTCATATCTATCGTTTCTTGAATAGTAAAGCAGTATTGCAAATAGTGCTAATACAAGCACTACTGCAATACTAATTAGAGTTAAGTAGAAGTACCAAAACCACATTTCTGTTTATTTGGCTTCTTCTTTGTCATCATTCTTCTCTTCGTTTTTGTCGGAAGGTGCATGATGTTCGAAGACATCATGGAGTTTGGTTTCATTCAAACCTACCACATCATAATCTATCATGGTCTTGCCCATCACCTCATCAATATAACGGAGGGCACGGACGAGAGACTTAGCCTGAACAAGATAATTCACGTTGCTGCGCTTCTCACGTTCTGTCTTTTCGTCAATGGTAAAGAACTGGAGTTTAGCCTTATACCACTTGTCGTCATCATCTACATCACTGAAGAAGACTTCCTTAAAATTGGCTTGACCAAGGTTGCTTACCTTTAGTTCGCCACTTACGTAAACAGACATTTCTTCTATGATAGCATTCTCGGCTTCTGTAAAGCTCAATGCGTCAATCAAATACTGCTCTGTTACGACTTTCTCACAACCATCTTCCATGGTCTTTTGGTAACGCACCTTGGTAGCGTACCATATTCCTGATCTTGCTCTCATTTTTAATCTGTATTATAAAGTTCTACAATGTAAGTTACTGAATTATTACCACCACCTTTTGCTATAGAAGCACAAATGCAAATGGATTTTTCCCTACCCCCCTAATCTGTCTATATATGAGGTCTAATTGATGTTCTGCTATCATTTTTCAAAAATCTCTAACACAAAAGGCCGCAAGTCAAATCCTCCCACACCATGTGAATAAAAGGCGGTAAGTGTGCCGACCTTACTTTTTGTTGTGGGAGGAATCACTATATCCTTGAAAAGTGTAGGGTAAAATACTAGTCTACGTTTCATTGTTCCAAAAATCTTTGAATGCTTCTTTTTTCCTTCGGTAGGTTCTATTACGTTGACCTGATAACCGCATGAAGTACATTGGTAGTTATACTCCATAGCGCTTTCGTCACACTCTCTTTCGTGAGATTCCGCTAAAACCATTTCTTTACCGCAATTAGGGCAAATTTGTTTCTTGTTCTGTTTCATATATTACCATTACATGAGGGTATCTCTGATGTTGAGATTGTAGATGTGACAGTCCTGATACCAAACAAGGGCATTTTTTGCCAAGATTGCTCATGCTTTCTTTGTAGGCTACACCAACTAACAACTTATGTACCACACCAAATATCCTTTAACCGTTCAACTTCTTGTTTAAGTCCATTCTTTGCTATCTCATTGATTTTTTCTTTTAACAGCTGAGGCTCAAGCCGGTGAATTTCTTCACTCAATTCCTCAAGAGTCATTTGCGGTTTCATTATGTAGTCTTTGAGTTTCGCTTTCTCTGTCCTATCAAGGAGTTTGCCGACAATATCATCTTTCAGATAGTATTTATCTCCAGCTTCATTTTGAAGAATATCGTCAATAACGATTCCTCTATCTTTCGGTTGAGGAATATCCGACTTCTTGGTTGGCGGTTCAAAAGGATCGTCGTCAAAATCAAACAAGTTCGTCTTACCGGTGTCTTTTACTCTGATGTTCGTCCAATAGATACGCTTGCGCTGCTGGGCAGATACCAAAGCAGAATTGATGTGAACACCACGAATACCGATAGCATGAGACAGACAACGCTCCCATTTGTCAAGCATTTCTACGTTTTCGAGGAAGAAGAGTATATTTTGGTTATACTTGCGTAATTCTGTGAGAACACGCATATACTCCCAAAATAGATACGACTGGCCTTCAAACTCAAAACCTTGTGCTTTTAGTTCCAAGTACCGGTCAAGAGTGTAAATCTCCTCTCCATGACTTGTTGCTGCGCCTTTCAGCTTACCGCTCATAGAAAAGCCCTGGCATGGTGAACCACCGATAAGAATGTCAGGAATACCATATTGCCGTACCATTTCGTCCACATTTAACTCTGTGACACTACCTATCTGAATAGTATTCGGGAAATTGTGCATTGTGTTTGCGATAGCATGCTTGTCTATCTCTGACGCAAGGTAGGTAGACACATTGGCACCAATACCATTGAGAGCCATCTGACCGCCGGATATTCCGTCAAACAACGACAATACTTTCATGTCTTTCTTTATCTCTTCGGGGATAAACTGAAAGATGTGCTTGATAGTCTCTATGTTCCATCCGTTACCAATACCATGGTACTGCTGTGTTTCGGAAGAAACAAACTCATAGTCGTGTGGAATTGTCTGCAACTTCGCACATTCTGATGGTGTCAGTCTACGTATGAAAGAAACAAAGGTGTGGCCGTTTATTTTAATCTCATAGCCTTGCTTGTCCTCCGGCATACGTTTCCTTATCTCTTCAAGCTGTCTTTTCCGAATGTTTCTGATGGCTTGTGATGCTATTTCTTCTTCATTACGCATATTCTCAAATATTTGTAAAATGGCGGCTTTGTCACCACGTTTTCCTATACTTACGATGTGCTCAGTAGATAACGATCGGCACTTTTCTTTTCCACCTTTTATTATAAGGTGTGCTTGCGTACTAGGATAAATGACCGCTTGCCTCATAAATTCTTGAACTCTAAAATGAACTCGTTGTAACCCTTATCTTCTGGCAGAGGAAGGATAACACCATACTCTGCAGTAGCATCTGCTTGGACTTGACGCATAAAGTGTGTCATAGCCCTTGTGCTGATGTCGCTAATTCCATGCTTGTATGGTGGTATGAACCTATCTACGTAATAGTCATGCCAATCAATCCTTGACTGCCCAGACCAGTATTCGAGTTGAGTCATCCACATCCAAAAGAGCTTTCTTTGCGATGACGTGGTTATGTAGCCGACCTCCGTCACGTAGATATTGTACGTTCCTATAGGAAGGCCGGCGACAACCTCCTTGAGGGACTTGTCTGTCTTCATCCCCCAAGAAGATTTTCTGAGTTCAATTTTCTCCACCATGATTAAGGTATGCTAAAAGGGGAGATCATCATCTTGTGCTGCAGCTGTTGCTGCTTCAGGCTGAATAGTAGCAGCCTGATTGCTGGAAGGTATCTCCACAGGCTTCAAGTCGCCAAGATATGTCTTGTTCATAGCCTCTACTTCTTCCGGACTATGACAGTTGACATACTCCTTGCTGACCGCACGTTTCAGATAATGGCTGTTGCCGTATTGGTCTACGTTCATTTTTTCGTAAACTTCAACACCTAACCCGAAGATACGGGATTCGTATTGCTGCCCGTCTGTACGTGTCTTTGTTGATACCTTAACGAAAATATCATTATCCTCAATAGGTATAACGATACATTTCTTTTTTACGCCACTCTTTCCGGTGACTCCCATGATACCTACGTTCTTCAACTTAGCGAGGTTCACGGAACCGATTAATTTTACGTTACTCATTTCTGTTTTCTCCAAAAATTCTTGTTGTACTTCTGTCTATATTCTCTATGTTGTTATTGATGAAGTCTATGAAACTTTCACAGTTCTGTCTAAGAATTTCCACACTCTGCTTCATGTCAAACGTGTAGACCTCTCTGTTCTGTACTCCGCTTATCAGAAGATTACGAGAGTTTCCACCTGTCAGCCTGTAAGCCGTAAATTCTACGTCTTGCACCTCAGCCATCATACCTGACGTAATCATGCAGTAAGGATATGCAAAACGCTGGTTGTAATGGGCATAATCTCCAAAGGTATAGTTCTTGCAAGTCTTCAAGTCTAAAATAGACTTCATTCGGAAATAGTCCAGGAACCCATGCAGTTCTACGATGATGCCGTTCGATAATTCCAAGTTTGCTGACGTATAGAATTGGCAGATGCAGTCGTGAAAATACTCTGCTACAGACTTGCAAAAATCAATGTCAAAGAAAAATTCGAAATCTTCAAGGCTTGCATATATGAAAGCTTTCCCGATTTTCGATAGCAACTCTTGTGATTGTTTGGCTATTTTCTTTTGTTCCTCTTCTGTTTCCGGCTTGGCTTTCGCAAATGCAATTTCCAAGAAGTCTTCCATGCAGCGAATGGTCTTAATGAAAACACCATTACTTGGTTCAGCCTTCTTCTTGATTATGCAGTCGATGATTTCATTGAAACAAGTACCCTTTGCTTGTGATTCCGTCGTAGGAGTCTTGACGTTATTGATACGGTCTATCAACTCTTGATACTTCATTTCGTGAAACTCCTCAGTTGTGTACTGAGGGGTTTCACTCTTGCCGTAGTACTTTTCCCAAATAGCATCGCTGTTGCAAAGGTTGCAAAATTGGTCGAGCAATGTAGGGGAGAAGAAATAACTAGGCTGCCTCATACTTCTTTGTATTTTTGTTGAACTTCAAGCCAAGCTCCTTGCATCTGTCTGTGATGAGCGACTTCGCATGAGCGTTGGAATCCCATATCTGCTTCTTGTCTTTCATTGACAATACGTAAGAGTTTGCCTGCTCAGCATCGCTGATACAAGCCACCTCGCCCTCAATCTCTGAAATCAGCTCATCGTATTCCTTACGAGTGTTTGACTCTTGCTTCAAGTAGCTGTCGTAATTCTCAAAGATATTCGACATAAAATCATTATGGCCGATAATCTTGCCTTGGGCATCGATAATTACTGGAATCTCTTGCATAGGTGGCAAATTGCAAGTATTCTTTGCGTAGAACTTTTCTTGTGGTGTCCATGAGATAGTTCTCTTGTTGCCAATAGCTTGCATGTAGCCTACCAAATCCAGCTCTTTGATGAGGTCGCCTGCAGATGAACCACCAATCTCGGGACGAACAATGCGAATGTCTCCATCCTTTTCTTCACGCTCATGGGCAACGAAGATTACGTGTTTGCCCATCATCGAAACTCGCTTTAAAAAGTTGATGAACATAATCTTTCTTGCTCCGAATCCCTGCAAGGTTAAAGAACCGTCACGCTTGCCAAGACGATTGTCTTGCTGAATGATGTATGTGCTCATGTAGTCAAGCATCTTTCCTGCTGTATCAATAACGATAGTCATGAAATCGTTTGATTGTGTTTCCAACTCTTGTAAGGCCTGTAACACCTCGTTCCAATTCTGTACTTGAAGCGTTGGACATTGAAATGCTCCATTTACTCGTTGGATGCCTCCGTCAAAGTCAAAAAGTACCGGATTCGGGGTGCTAAGTGCAAGGGTGCTCTTGCCCAAGCCAGGTTGACCATACACCAATGCCTTAATTGTGGAGTTATAAGCCAACTCCGAAGGCTTCTTAAACATGCTCATAATCTTGTAATTTAATTGTCGTTTTGAAATTTATTATTTGCAATCTTTTTTGGCGAATAAAATCGCCCTTAAATCTCGTAAGAGATAGCTTTCCGATGGCTCAAACTTGACGTTTTTGTCGTTTTAAGCTAATTTAACCCTTCGTGGGTTTGGCTTCACGTTCTCAAAAATATCACTTGCATTGAACTGCCATTTAGTGTTTGGTGCTCCTGCTGGTTTTTTATATCTGACTTTCTCTTCCAACATCAGCCGTTCAAGCCTCTTCTTGCCTCCAACGACCTTCTGGGCGATTTTCCATGAAAGGTTGATTCCATTCATCTGTGTCAGTATTTGAAGATATTTTTGAGCCATGATTGCTGTTTTCAAATCTTCCATCATCTAATCATTTTAAGATAGCTTTCAAGCCAAGCTCTCTGATGTTTTCTAAATCGAACACGGAACCTACGAATTTGGCGACCATATAAAGAACCAACTCTTGTTGGGAGGATATTCCTAACTTCTTGTATATGTGTTTCTTATGTGTCCGTATAGTCCAAATCGGTTTGCTCAATCTTTCTGCCACCTCCTTGTCTATAAACCCATGGCAGTAAAGTTCAGCTACTTTATGTTCTACCATGCTTAACTCGATAGCTTTAGCTGACCCGAAGAATAGTGATGCTACAATCCTTCTTATTAACTATCTTTTTGACATCCCATTTTTCACGCATCAATTCTCTTTTCAGACGGCTGATAACCGTTGTAATGGAGCTGTAGCGTTCCATCGGGAATGTCAGTCGGTCTCCGATTCTCAATTCTCGGAGTTCCGCTGTGATTGGTTTTTTGATAAGCTCTTCCATTTCTCTATTTTTTGTTAAACTTTGCCCCCTAAAGGGGGCCGACTTGTAATAATCTAGCCTAAATCATCTTTTTGTTACTTTTAGGTACGTTAAAAATTTGCATAAGAACGAATAATTTTGTAATTTTGTTGTTGTTGTTATTATTTGACATTGCAAAGATAAGAAAAAGTTATCATTTGTGCAAGTTTTTAAGGAGAAAATTTTATATTTTTGATAAAAAAGTTGTAAAACGGAACGCTGATAAGTGGTTCTTGTTGGTATTCACATTATTATATATAGAATTATGAACGAAGGAACTAATAAGTATAACGTGCGTGAGATAATCGCTAACGTGCTGCAAGCGGTTGGAATGAACGGACCTGGATTTGCCAAAGCCATAGGTCTTCCATATACCGTGGTTTATAATTTGCAAAGTGGTAGGACGAAGAAGTTCAGACCAGCTATAGCTAACCCAATGGTCAAGGCTTTCCCACGACTTAATTTGGAATACCTATATACTGGTGACGGTGAAGTACTAAAAGATGAGGTTCCTTCTGAAACAGAACGTGTCTCTAAATTTGCCGGTTCATTGGATAATGTTGTGGAACTTCAAAAGAAGATTTTCGATAAACTAGATGAACTTAGCAAAAAGGAAAAAGAACTGAACGAAATGGAAAGAAGACTCAACTTAAAAGAACTTGAACTAATAAAACGAGAAAGTGAGTGTCAATTACGGGAAAGTAAGCTTGGTATTCAAAAAGTATAGTCTGATATATCACATTGAGTTTTTTATTGCCTTTTACGAACCGATTTGTTGTCGGAGTAAATCTTAAAGATGAGTAACTAACAGAAAACAAGAGTATTATATATAGATGAAGAAGAATACGATAGTTCACTTTGGTTTTATTTCAAAAAGCTTTGTGGTTAGTTAAAACTTTGATATATAACTTGTTATATAAATATGGGTCATTCAAAAGTAGATACGAAACTGTTGTCGGAATACTTGCGAATGGCTCGTAACAAACCGAAAAGTTGTCGCAAATGAATCTGAGAGTTGTCATACTTCCTGCTAAGGTCTTGACGGACGGAAGTCATAAAGTTAGAATTGCAATTTCACACAGAGGTAACACAAGATACTTTGTTACCAGATTTACCGTGCCATCGGAGAAAAACTTGGTTAATGGCAATGTCGTTGGAATACCGAATGCCGCATACATCAACAACCAAATCAGACTGAAACTAAATAAAATCTATAATGCCTTCGACTCCCTGGAGGAATCTGATTATTATACGTGTTCTCAGTTGGTAACTATGATTGAGGAAAAGATTTCCGGCACCAAACCAATGACGCTTCATCAGCTTGGAGTGGAATATATCAAAGTGAGGCGTTCTGTGGTAGCTGATGGTACAGTCTATATATACGAGCGAGGAATGGCAGAAATTGACTCGTTCTTTGGCACAGACTTTATCCTTCCTAAACTTAAGGTTACTGATGTAAGTGCTTTCAAGGAATACTTGTCGAAAAAGCTTAATCCAACGACAACCAACTTAAGATTGCGTGTTCTAAACATGATTGTTACCTATGCTGTTAGGCACAATTATGTCAAGTATGATGTATCTCCGTTTACCGATGTGCCATTGCCTCACGGAAACGTTAGAAACTGCGCAATATCAATCGAACAATTACGTGTTGTAAGAGATATGGAGTTCTCAAATTCTCGTCTTGATGTTTGCCTTTCTTTTGTTAGAGACATCTTTATGCTTTCGTTCTATCTGTGTGGTATGAACTTAGCGGATATTCTCTCTATGGATTTACGTAAAGACTCTGTTTCGTTTGTCAGACAGAAGACTAAGAACAGAAAAACTGACGGGGTTAAGACTGAATTTACGATTCAGCCCGAGGCGAGAAAAATCCTTGATAGATTACTTGACAAAGACGGAAATATTGTATTCAAAGGAAAGAAAATGAGATACGACCCTATATCATGTTTGTTCTCCCGTAACTTTTCTGAGATTGCAGTAAGATGCGGAATTGAAACTCAATTCATATTCTATTCGGCCCGCAAGACTTTTGCACAAATCGCAAATGAGCTTATGGTAAAAGACTCCATCATAGAATATTGTATAGGTGACACTGTTACTTCTAGTAAAAAGATAATTGGCTACTATATTTCTGTTAACCAACGTATGGCAGACAAGGCAATACGAAAAATTTTTGATGCCGTTGCCTCTGACAAAAGTATAGAAGAACTTGTTGAGGATGCCATATAACGGCATCCTCTTTGTATTTACCATGATTATTTCTCAATTTCAAATAGATATTGGGTATCGCCACCATCAAGAGTGAGGATAACCGAAGGCTTGCCGAGCATTGGCTGCTTATGAAAACCATACAAGTACCAATGATTCCGTTTCAACTTACCTTCTATCACATTCAGATTCTTTATAGGAGCCTCAATATAATCTTTGTCTTGTCGAATATCCAATCGGTGAATCTACATTAATACGTCAAATGCTTTCATTATTTATTTTTTGTATTAAAGTTTTCCTTTGTCATGATATGAATAATAGGTATTTACCTTACTACTGATGATAACGTGATCCGAAAAGAAAAGGTTCATTACTTGACAAGCCTTTTGTATCTTCATAGTCAGTATATCGTCATTCTTGCTGGGCGTAGTGTTACAGCTTGGATGGTTGTGAACGAGTGCTATAATGGTAGCGTTACACATTATAGCCTCCTTGCATATCAGTCTTATATCTACAGTAGTTTCTGTATTGCCTCCAACAGAAATGCGTACTCTTTTGATTAGTTTGAAATTTTGGTCCATACATAAAACCCATGATTCTTCGTGGTCCAAGTCAAGGGTAAACGGACGCATATAGTTGTATATAAATAAAGAACTTCCTAAGTCTGTAATATCTTCCGCTTCCTCTTTCATCAGCCTTCTTCCTATTTCAAAGGCAGCGAGCAGAGCTGCAGCCTTCTTTTCGCCAATACCTTTTACCTTTACAAGTTCATCAAATGTTTTCTTTTTCGCCAATTTGCGTAAGCTATGACTACCATCGAATAAATCACGGACAGGTTGGTTTGCCTCATTCATAATATCAATGCCGAGAACGGCTGCTATCAAATTCTCGTTGCTTACGTATTCCGTTCCATATCGCTCTATCATGGTTGCGGTAGTATCATACCAACACTTCTTGCTATTGTCTCTCATGGTTTCTATTTAGATGTTTCAATATTGCAACCTTCTTGATAATATCTCAAGATTCTTTCCATACACTTGTTAATAAACTCTGCTTGTACTCTCATCCATTCTGTAATGGTGAATGTGTGACCAATAACCTTTGTTATTTCCTGGTCTAACGTTGGATTCCAACAATCTTCGTGTTTGTAGCATTCCTCAGCAAGAAACTTTGCCTTAGTGGCTATATCATTAACACTTTCGGTTAAATCTTCTGTTATCCCATAAACTTCCCAAAGATTTCTCATTTCACTAAAAGAAGTTCGAAGTTTCAAGAAAGGAGTTTCTAAGTCGTTATTTCTTAGCCAACAACTCATCTTGTCATAGCCTGTACATAATCTTTTGTAAGACGTTATATTGCACTCGATTATAAAATCATTGATTCTATCAAAAAACATTTGCTTTGTAGCTTCCATAACTAAGAAATGTGTTTAATAATTTTTTGTTTTTCCTTTTTGTTTAGAAAGGGAGATTTCTCCCTATCTATTTGTTGTACTTATTCATTCCCTCAATCAAATAGCTTAGTTCATCATCCGATAACTCTAGCTTTGCATCAAACTTAGTGTTGATGATAAACTTCTTATCGAATTGGTTCTCCAATGTCTTATAGATATCGTCTACGCACATTTCATTCTCAACAATAAGCTTCTTTCCGAACTCTTCCATTTCAATCTTATGGGTAGCGTTCAACTTCTCCATCTCTGCTTTATGAGCAGCTTCCATTTCAGAAACCTGCTTTTTCAAAGCCTGTATTTGGGAATTGAATTGGCAAGCCATCTCTATAGGAAAATCATTCTTGATATTCTCACACATCTGGTCGATGTCGTGATTGTTGAAGAACTCACTGAAGTACGTGTCACCTTTCAATGACTGCAAAGTCTTAATTTCTGTTTGCTTATCCATAATTTTGAATGTTTAAGATGAATATTATTTGTTTATTATTTACACTACAAAGGTATGTATTTTTCATCAAATACGCAAGTTAATAACAGATTATTTTTATCAGAAACGAAAGATTTTTTATAAGAAAAATCCGTATTATCTTCGCAGACAACACGGATTGTATTCACATTTAAATTCTTCTTATTATAAACGAATAATACCTATTGAATGGTATCATAAATTATGATGCAAAGATATAGATATATTTTCTTGCGTGATTAAAAATGGGCTAAAATCTACTGCATATTAATTTGCAGAAAAGGAGAATGGAACAATCTCCATCCTCCTAAAAGAACCTTCTTTTTACCCCGAAACAATTTGGTCTTTTAATTTAGAAATGTGTTTTTAAACCTTATTATACATCAAAATACTCCCTTACATCGAACACTCTATCCTTATCTTCCAATTTGTCTAAAGCCAGCATGTGAATATCGCTAAACAACTCATCATTTGGCATGTCTTCCAAAGTCTTACCGGCTATTACAGCCACAGACTTTGCGCTATCGGAATAAATCATGTTCATGGTGACGAACAATGCCCACTTGTTGTAATAAGGCTTATCCTCCAATCGTAAACCAAGGCTCTCCATTACCTTCTCCCACTCGGTGGAATCCCAACCACCCTTAGGATTCATATTTCCGACAATAGTCATGGCTTCCTTCTTTGTCAAGTAGTTGTCCCATTCTATGGAGTACAGCTTGTTGACGTACTCACAAGCTAACTCTGGCTTCATAGCAGCCATATCCTGCATCATACACTTCATCGTCTCACCGAAGGCGTGCATATACTTTGGTTCATTTGAAGTAACCATCGTATTATACAGACCATTGAAAACATTCATCAATTCTTTCTGTTCCATATTTAAATTAATTTTTAATGTTCATACTATTGTTCTTCTAAGAGCAAGTCTTTCAGCTCCAAGAAATCGTTCTCATTGAGGGTGATAGCCTTTTTGCTACCGAAAACTATATTTGTCAAGATGTTGTCTGGTAACGTGAGAGACACGTTTCCTTTTCCTACCACGCCTTTTACTATTCCAAGATCAAAGGAAGTATCTTCCATCGCCATAAACATCTTCATAACATCTTCAAAGATTGTCTTAGCATTGATATTTCCGTTCTCGTCAGTGAGGAACAATGCTACATTGTCAATCCCATCACTTATTTTACCTTCGTACTTGTTGATGATATTGTGGCAACCCCGTTTCAGATATACAGATGGTATTGCCAACGATGCATTGTCCTTTATCATATCATCAATACGCTCCTCCAACCACAAGTCGATGCTGGCGAGGAACTTTTCTTTGAGTGTAGATATATTCATTTCTGTGATTCTTTCTGTCTTTGTTTAACAATCTCCATAAACTCTTGCCAAGTCTTGTCACTGTATTTCGTTATGTACTCGTTCATGAGGGCTCTTTCGCTCTCATCTGCTTGTAACGCACTCTTCTTTAGCCTCTTTATCAGAGTAAGGTGTTTATCTAATGCGTCCTTACCATCCTTCGTCTGTTCCACTAAAGGGCGCATAACACGCAAGTATTCACGTTGTAAAATGTTGGCAACCTCATTGTAGCTATCTACGAACTCCTGATTTTTGTTCAAATAGCTTTTCTGTGAGTCTGTCAAGCCGTCCATAATTTTATCTATCTCATCCCACGTAGGAGTTTTAGACTGCTGAGGCTGCATCGTGAAGCCACCTCGTTTTTGCATTTCTGCTACCTTTTTGGCATACTCGTTGTTGAGTTCTGCCATCTGGTCTATGGCGGAAGGATTCTGCTGTCCGCAACCGCCAAGGATAGGGTCTTGCATAAAGTTCATAATAATATCTTTTTAAGTTGGCGAATATAGAGTAGGGAGGTGTGGGCTCACCCATAAGGATATTGCCCATTCACCAACCCTATTTCTTTTTTTTGTCTTTAGCCTTTGCAGGCTTTACCTTTACTACGCTCCTGTCGTTGCTGTGGTTGCTGTTCGTTGGCAGTTGCAACCGAAAGGGCTTGCGCCCTCCAGGACTGTAACTGTCGGTGTCGAAGGCAAGCCAACAACTCCATAGAGACAGCGGCAAGTCTTACGGTCTGTGTAGTTGATGCTACGATCGTAGTGGTTTTCGATGTCGCACATCAAGAGTTTGTCCTGATATGGACGGATAGCCTCCATCACAGCGACCTTCTTGTCAAGCTCGTTGAATTTGGCTGAGTACTTTTCGTTGAGTGCATCGTATGCATCCCTCTGATTCTTGTAAAGGCTGAAACCTTGCTCTACCATCGCATCCTTTATGCGACCATCGCCTTCCGTCTGAGACTTGTAAAGGTCAAACTCTGCCTGCATACTTCTGTGGTTCTCAGCGTTAATTGCATCTACATAGCCCTTCCACAAACTGAATTTCTCGTTAACATCAGTCTCTCGATGATTGTACATTTGTCTCTCTGTGCCAAGCTTAAGATTGAACATTTCTTTGGTGAGAGACAGCTCGTCCGCACATTCCTTTTCCAACACCTCGTAAGCTGTAGGAGTGGTGTTGCTTGCTGTTAAGCCACCGTAAGTGTTGATGTTTACGTTGTCTGGCATTCCATTACCGAAAGAGCCAAACAGACCACGACCGCCACCATTGAGCCAAGCACCTACACCGAGAGCTGTACCAGCTATACCCAAGCCGAGGGCGGTACCGGCGACACCCTTAGAAGCATAGTCGTGCTTCTTGCCATCTTCGTAGATTTTCTTCTCTACTACTTTTGCATCTGTCATTTCCATAAAACAAATCTTTTTAGTTATCCTTAAAGTTATCTAACACTATTGTAACGTTACGATGCAAAGGTACAGCGAATTAATAAGAACAAATATAACTCTATCACACTTTCTTTTAGTGGTTGATTATCAGTGTTTTAAGGTGATAGTAGGTAATGTCATTTTGAGCTAATATATATTTTTAATAAAATATTGTATATAATTTCCTCGAAATATTGTATTTTAAAAACCTACGAAATCGGGGGAATTAAAATCCTTTCCAATGTTTGCAAGATTGGACAGGATTGAAAACAAAAAGAGAGGCAATCACTTACCTCTCTTTAGCTTATAAGAAACAATTAAAATACAAATACAGTCCAACTCCGAACCACATTGTCAATATCATAGTTAACATCGTTACCCAAGCCAGGAAGAACTTATCGACCTTCTCGTACTCATGCGTAATGTATAGGTATGCAATGAACGTGCAATTAATGACGACTATCATTGCTACTATAATCAAAGTCTGAAACACAAAGTCCATAATACTCATACATACTCGCTTATCCGTAATGCGTAAGGCTTATACGTTATGATTTTCTCTTACTCTTTATGAAGTGCAGAATATCCCACTTCTTCCAATATCGGGTGTGCCCATGCTTTTTGCACTCGCCATTCGGAATAACACCCTTTGCAACCATACGATTGAGTGTAGCATCGGAAACGTGAAGCTTCTCTTTTACCTCCTCTGTGCTCATCATCGGGTTGAGCATATCTGGAATGATGTCACACAGTCTATCCAGGTCATCGTCACTCATACCGCAAGCGGTGACCTTCTCGCCATTTTTCTGCTGCTCGTCAGCCTTAAAGCAAGCATCGCTCAGCGACTTCAAAGCCGTGCCGAGCAACTTATAATTTAGTATCTTTCCCATAATCACGCACAGATTTTTCGTCCTAACTTGGTTTTGCTGATAAACATGTCACAGAATCCGTAAATATAAAATATTGCCGTTACTATCATGATAGTGAAGCAGGAATCGATCATATCTTGAGTTGTGTACCAACTATATTCCACGATATGAGCCGCATTGATACCGAAGAAATAAAAGAAGGGAATGCGGTATCTCCAACATAAGAAAAAGAACCTACTTGCTAATATCAAAACCATTGGCAAAATATAAATCATGAAGTAGATGAATAAATAGCAGGGAAAATTCTCATTATTAGTTATGAACATTTCCCTTGGATGCTGCGAGAAATCCCACATACCGTAAGCGTGGAAGCACATAATAGCAATGGGTACGTACTTACAGAACCAGCGGAAGAATTTCAAAATCCTTCTGCTATACCGATTACCATGCTTCATAAGCATTCCCATCAGTTCTGTCACGTCAATGTCCTTTATCAACAGTTGGACTTCGGCTTCTTGTTCTAGTGTCATTGAAAAACCTCCTTTTGTCTATAGTTAATTTGTTCATACTCTCTTAATAAAATTAAATCTGTGGCAAAATTACAATATTTTGCTCAATCAATTCATTTTGAGTAAAATTTTAAAGTTAAGCTTTATTAAAGTAACAATCTGTAAGCAAATTATTCGTATACCAGTGTTTGATGAGCCATCTTTTATTTTACATCCTTATATTCCGATTTTGCATCGAAACAAAGACGCCATTTCTTCCAAATTCTTTTTATCTATAATAATGAATCTAAAATAAAGTAATTAATAATACTACCGAGTAAGATTACTACGGAATACCTCACAACGTCTTCCCACTCAAATCGCGAGAGATGATAGTGCTTGTACTGGTATATCTCTCTGCCTACCATGACTGGCAAGGCAAGCAGACCTATCAATATGCTGATAAGCAGCCAACAAGCGAGACCAATGTAGTCTCGCTTGTTCAATTTAAATATATTCTTCATCATACATTATTATTTGTTATACACTCAGGACTACATTTCCTTTATCCCCATTGTCTCACCAATGGAAAGAAGCTCCTTGGCTCTTGCCTTGCACTTCTCTCTGTACTCTTGAAACTCATTGAACTCATTCATCTTCTCATTGGATTCCTCCTCGCTTACACTTGAAGGATTTTGCATAAGCATAAGAGAGTTACTTACTATTGCCTCAACCTCGCTCTCAGAATACTTATGTCTGATTAAGGCTGAGACTATAGCTCCGTAGTTCCAGACTGACGGTGGTAGGGTAATAAGTTCATTATTACCATCCTCAACCAAGAAGGACACAATTCTCTGTCCAAAATTATTCCCTATAACAATGTTAGGTGTAATTATATTATTCTCCATAATGACTTTTTATAAAATTATAACTCTAATGCAACTATTGGTCTTATATTGTAACTATTAACTTTATATCCCAAAGTAGTATTACCAGTAAACACATATTCCCCAAAATTTAAAGCATGTGCTGATCTCTCTGAATATTCAGAAGAAGATAAATAATACGAATTAGCCATCTTGTGAAAAACATTATCCTTTACAGCTTGAGCAAAAATATTATTTTCTGCACCAACAGTGTACCCCTTTTTTACATACCATGCAATCCTTGCCAATTCTCCAATACTAAACAAAAACCAATGTCCCTCACCAAGACATTCTGCCAGCTTTGAACTCTTTGAAATTACTGGCACATACGCATTGCAATAGCTTGCGGCTGGATAGTAGTACTGTGCATACTTTTTCTTATTATTATTTTTGGACATTATATATTGTATTCCATTAGTTATACTTTCAGCCAATGTGTATCTATCATCAGCATTAGGAATCGGGCAGTTGACATTTGCATCTTGCAAGATGTAGTCACGGTGTGCAATAATCTTCAAGGTATTTAACTGACCTCTGGCGATACTATCACCAATAGACAAACCTACATTTTTAATATAAGTTCCTAAAATGGTGTGCCCAACATTAGTATTCCACATATCAGAAGTAATTTCGTCAAATCCCAAGTCACTTAGGGTGTTTAATTCGGAATATTCCTTAAAACCGTCATTCTTGGTATTATACTCATCACGCATATTAGAATCTGTCAGTTGTATTGTTTTTTGGAAATTTTCTATTGTGTGTATATCAAAAACGTTATATATTGAATTGTCTTCGAGAGTAATAGAAGAGAATCCTTGGTTATTTTCTACTTCATGATACAATCCCCAATTTGCATATATTGTAAAATAATCTGATAAAGATATAGCCAATGCGTGTTTTCTATCTGGACTGAGATAAAAGATAACGGCAACAGGAGAATTACTGCTGTCATTAAAATTAGTTCCATAAGTACCATCTGAAAAGACATAATCACCAAGGGCTGCATCTTTTTTGTAGAAATGAATTTCCTTGCTTGCTTCGAGAACAGTGTCATCAATCAAAGTGACAATCACACCGATAGTAGCCTTGTCATCACTTTCCTTATCCCCTAATTTTGTCACCTTACACTTTCCTGTAGATTTATCAATAGAGGCGAACTTATTGTCACTTATAGACCAAACGATAGACCTGATGTTGTTTCCACCCGTAGGAACTGTATTTAACACATAATCATACGTTCCAATCTCATTAAAGTAGCTGCGTCCAGAAATGCTAATACGACTTAATACAGAAACTTTGTAACTAATGTATAGACTGTTTGACTTGTTGTCAATGTTTCCCCATGCAGACAACATAGCTTGCTTTTGTGTAGCAGTAATACTAACAGAATTGTCAATATTTATCTTTCCTTGCAATTTTGCCCCTTTATTTGCAAGATAAAGCAATAAGTCTATATTACTTAATGACCAGTCAACATTTTTTATTGTCACATCACTCAACTTAGCCCCTGCATCATAGCAAGTCTTGCAGATGGAATAGCTGTCAAGGTTAGGGCAATCCTCAATGTGCAAGGTATCAATGTTTGAGTAGCCTGCCACTTGAAAACCACTAACTTCTAAGTTTGTATATCCAACAAGGTTGAGTTCCTTGATAGAATTAGGAAGCACCAGCTTTGTGAGCATATCAGTAGGAGGTGTCGTTACACCTGTAATAGGAGTATTGGTGAAGTCAATCTCCTCCAAGAGGTCAGAGGATAAGATGATACTCTTTTTCAGATTCTTCACGTTCCTGACAATCACCTGTCTCAGCATACCCATGTTACTGAGGTCAAAACTCGTTCCTGTCTCCCTTGTGTTTGGATTGGATGCGGTATAGTTCATGACGAACTTTGTGAGCCTTTTTAATAAGCCCATATTGAGGTCGAACTTAAAGTCACCAAGACCTTCTAAGCCATAGATGGTGTAATTTCCATTGCTCCCCTTGGCATAGGTTGATAACTCTGTGATAAGGTCTGCATCATCAATATCGAAGGTCGCATCCTGTGGGTTAGAGAACTTGAATGGCATATAAGAATAAGTGCCTGGTTTGATATTACGATGATCATCAAAGTTGCCTACACCCCACTGTAGGGTACAATAGATGGCTTGGTAGTGCTTGATGGCAAAGCCCCTACCAACTTCATATAAACGCAAGCGAAGGTTATTACCAACAGACGATCCACAATGATACTTACTGTCAAGGTATCTCTGACGCTTGCCGTAGAAGTAGTCCATCACTTGCACCTTGTCACCATAAGCCTTTGTAAAGTTGTTGGTGTTAGCATAACCGAAGGCATCTGCGTTATATAGATTCTCACACCAATACTTCCAAAAATCCTTATACTTTGTGAGCATGTCTTGATAAGTAAGACCATTTCCTCTCATCTTGGCATACATCGCTTCCACCTCGTTAGGGAAACAATTTACAATATTATCCCACAAGGCAGACAGTCTGCCATTGAATACAGGAGAGAAACCTTCCGGACAATTAGGCTTGTATGAGTTCGTTGTTTCATCATAGACCTCGCCAGCAATCTGTGCAGTCTCACCTGTTACCTGATTGTAACAGTCATTCCACTCATGGTAGTATTTGAATGATAACACACCAGAGTTATTAAAAAGGGACTGGCTGTCTGTGTCCCTCAGAAATATATCAGCCTTAGCTTCTTTTACCGTCTTTGCCATAATTATTCTTCATTCCAAGTTATTGAATCAAATGCTAAACTCATGTTTTTGTCCATGGAATCCATACCGATAATCCACTGACAGAAATTGAAATAAAATATCGCACTATCAAGTCTCAGGTATGTACTTGCCTCCATTGTAAACTTTGCACGTCTGTATGCAGGATTATCCTTCTTATAGGTAGTTCCATTATAGACTACTGGAGTTTCAAGTGTTGCATAATCACCATTCTCACGCTTGTATCTCTCGGCAAGGAGTACATTGGTGGAAACCACCCAGTTATGAAAACGCTTGATTACCGCAAGCTCCTGGTTGGCAGCATCTATGTTATCCGTAGTTTTCTTTGCTACACCCAGTTTATTTGATTTATTGACAGGTGACTTCTTTGGTACTCTCGCATAGTAAAGTGGAATACCAGTCAGCACACTACTCTGTAATGAATCACCATCAACGCTATAGTCTCCAGCCTCCTGATTGAACATATTGACATTCTCATCTATCTCCCATATCTGAGCCTTCATGTAGTCCTTTGCAGGGAAGCCAAGGAAAGACGCAGAATATTTGTTATTGATGAAATTATATATGCTGAGGAAGGTAGGCGCAGCAGTTCCACTTGTTGAGGTTCTTCGGAATCCTATCTCAGGGAATCCACTAAGTGACTTCCTGTATGTTACAGCCTTACCTAAATCTGCCTGTTCTTTCTGATAGGCAGTATAGAGCGATTCATTACCTTTAGCACAAGCAAGAAGTATCTGCTGGTACATATTCATGGCATGAATATTGAAGATACCTTCGGATGAAGCAAAGTTTACCTTGTGTACCATTTCCTTCTCACCAGTCTCTACACCAATAGTAATGGAGTAAAGTGTATGGTTCTCTGTCTCACCAACCAATCCTACAGTAATATTAACAGAATCGCCATTGCCCGTTTCAAATATCTCAGCAAAATTCTTGTATGGCAGGGGGTAACCATTTGACGATGTACCATCGGCATTGAACATGTGCGCGCCTACGGTGAAAGGAGCTTGTGCCCATCCATCAGTAGCCTTATTCCAAAGTGGATTTTCAAAGGTCGTACCATTGATAGGAACATCATCATTGTTCTTGTTGTAAGGCAAGTTGTCGATATTCCATACGATGATAGGGGATTGAGGTAACGCCTTTTTCACCTTCTCATAGGATATAATCTCATCAGGGTTATGAATGTTGCCACTGCTGTTGAGAATATCGTTGCGCTTGGCGAGGTTAATCTTTCCATAGTGTTCAAAGATTCCGTTGCTATCATACACATCATTAACATCTGGTGTGTCGTAAGCAAAATTATCCAATGCTTGATAAGGGTTGATGGATTTCTCATATCCTCTTATAGAATAGAGGATGACCTGTGCCATATCCGAACCTATGACTATATCCTTTGGAGTTCCCTGCTTCCAGTTTGCGTTAGAATAATCGAACATTCTTACACATACACCATTAAGACACAGATAAGCCAAGTTCACGTCCTTCTCTGTTGCATCACCACCACCAAGATTGTTGACAGTATGAGTAGTAGTTCCATCAATAGACAAAGAGAATTTCATTCGCTTAGTCTCAGGATAGTAAGTCATTACACTATCCGTAGAACATTTTACCTCAATTCTATTTGCGTATATGCGGAAACCTGTTGTATCATCCATGCAATCTACGATAACTGCATTCTCATCAGAACAGATACCTGTCTCGAACTCAATCTCGATGGTTCTTCCCTTTTTGTTTCCACTTACACCGAAGTTCTCTGCAAATGGGTGCCAGTCTTTCAGTGTAACATGCTTTCCTGCTCCGATGGTCATACCCTTTCCGTCCAGGAAGCCATTATAGGCATTCAGCTTAAAGTTGGCAGAACGCTCCAAATAGGAAGTTCTTACTCCTTCATAATAACTCTCCAAGTTCTCAATACCCTTATCGGAGTTTGTCTTACCCTTCATAGAGTAATAGACCTTGCATTCGCTGACTGGCTGCAAGGTAACTCCTGCACCCTTGATTATTACATCGTGGGTAGCACTCACCTCACCAATGGATATTACTATGCTAATCTTTGGAGCATAGTCATTTAAATCCAATGGCACCGTCGCTTTTAAGGGGGTCTCTCCTGATGTATGATTATCATCTACGGTGCATAACTGGTCTGTCAGAACAACCTCCTCTGTATTGTTATTATACAATACCTTAATTTCTATTGCAACCTGTGAGCCAATCTCATTGTCAGGAAGGTAGAAATAATAAGGTACTTGGATTGTTGAATACTGGGTAGCAGATACAGGAGCATCTTTTCCTATGGCAATAGCAGAGATATTACCCTTCTTGATATAGGAAGTTCGTATCTTTTCTGTTGTAATACCATACTCTGAATTGACTGCCCATACTTCAATTTCATGCTTGCCAGCAATATAAGTACCTTTTGAATCAATGATAAACTCACCAGATGAGTTGTTGATTGTCTTTGTCATGGTTTCACTACCATCACCATTACTTACCTTACAATAGACTGTGGCATTCGCACCTTGGCAATTCACACGCAAAGCCCACTTTCCGTCTCTTACGGAAGTCTCTACATAACTGGCATCAAAAGAGAGGTTGATTGATACCGTTCTGATACTGAAAGAGAAAGTTCTGCTTTGACCATGCGTATTAGCCACAGTAATCTTTACAGTATTCGTTTCTGACACAAGATAGTTGGTCAGGTCAATATCATAATTATTACCAGTTGCCGTACCAGAGGCTTCAAGCGTCTGTTTCAATTCCGGAATATCAACACCATTTACTGATACCACAAGAGTTCCACTGGTCTCATCCTTTTCGCTTGGTTCTCCGTAATAGCTATTGTAATTGATGGTCACAACACACTCTGTCCCCTTTACGATAACATCATTAGGTCTCTTTGTTATAGAAGTTCTCAGAATATACTGGAGTTCAGCCTTTGCCGTAACAAAGTCATACGACTGTTTTACGTTATTGGCATAAGTCTCCTTATCTTTATACCACTGTCGATAACTGTCCTCATCTGAGAAGAACCTCCAATAGATGTGCGAGTTGTTTCCCTCCGGCACTACCTCTTGGTCAATGTAACCGAACTTCCCATCTTTTAAGGAAATCAAGTTGTCCTTGATGAGCTTCTGTACCCATTTACCCAAGTAACCTCCCCAATCGGTCTTGAGGTCAGTTATTTCCTTGTCTATTTTTTCTGTGGCCATATCTTAATTAATTTTTCCAAGTTTCATCATTAATCCAAGGTTTCTCATTTACCCACCATCCACTGCCGAAACAGCTTCTGATAGCTTGCCAAATAAGTACACTTCCCTTATACACTGCCGAAATCACATTACTTCCTAACCTGATAGCAGAGATGTCTTTAGTTCCTAACTTTATCATAGGCTATTCCTCCGTAAGCATATAGTAGGTATCGGCTTCCTTTGTTTCCAAAGCCTCATATGCAGTCTCTGTCATGGTAACCAATTTTGGAACGGATGACGCTATGTTGTCTACACTCTTCTTTAATGTGTCTATACGACTTACCGCATTAGCCAAGTCATGCTTATTGGTGTTGGCGATTTCTGTTGTACTGCTTAATGCAGAATTTAGTTTGATTAAAATCGAAGAGAGATTATCAGAGTCCTTTAGTCCGTCCAAGAACTTGATAATTTCATTGTAATTATCTATAGCTACACTAGTATCACTACTGACAAGGGTTTCAAAGGATTTTTTCAGTGTATCAACGGCACTTTGTGCTTGTTCTGCTTTTGATTTGGCTGTGTCTGCAGTGCTTTTGACGGTTTGAAGTACTTCATTGTCTCCTTTATCTCCTATACTGGATTCGTGTTGCTGTAATATCTGTGCTATATTCTCAAAAAGACCACCAACACGTTCTGCGGTATTTTCTCCTGCCACTGTAGCATTCTTAACCAAAGATGCTATGTCTTTTATTTCTTGTATTGTTGCCATAAGCTGTTTAGATTAACCGATTTTTCGTATTGTACATCCTCCTATGTTTACCTTACTCTTCCCCTGCTCCTTTATGAGTCCGCATACCTTACAGAATACCACACATTCGTCTAAGTAGCTTTTGGCAATTTCGATAATGCCATTATATAGTGTTGACCGTGACTTGTCGGACACATGGTTGGAATATTCGTTTTCTTTGATGTTCATTCCAAACCTTGTGCTTTCAATATCCCCACTCATAACATTCTTTGCATAAACATAATAGGAGAGCGCTTCACGTAAACCCATGAACAAATGCACATCATCATCTTTACTTTTACCATAGTCTTTGCTGTTATATTTTCCACCTTCAAGTAAAAGTAAAATATCCCTATCCTTAATCTCTTCTTTTTCTATCTCGGAAAGTAGGCGTAAATAGAGAGAATCGCCAATAATCGGTTTAACATGAAGTTGTTCCGCTTCTGTGATGAAAGCTTCCAACTTCGTGCTATCAACCATTTTACCTATTGGCCTTCCCAACTTTCTTAGTTGCTCGACAGATAAAATATGTGTCATACCTTACTATTGTTTGTACTGATAAAACTTAATGGCTGTATCTCGTAGTCATCGCTGGAATTTGCATTGAAACACCAATTGTCAAATATACGTTTTAGTTCTCGGCTGATAGCCCTTCGCTCCTTGCTGACGTATGAGTTATAATAAGAATAAGCATCTGTAAGAATATCGCCAGAAAATCCAACAGAGCCTTCCAAAATTCTATACCATGGCTCCTGGGCGAAGGCTATGTAAATTTTCTTCATAGAGCTACCTTCTGTAGACTCAAACTTCTTGTCGAAATTATTTCCTTCTAACGAGACAAACTTAGGTATATCTTCTTCATTTTCCACGGTAACGTCCATTAAAGCACAAGCGTTCTCGTCACCTTGAAATATTCGGAGGCTGTCACTGACAGCATTTTCTTCGTCCTCATTCTCGATAGCTTGTCCTGTTTCCGGGTCTACTCCCACACTTTGCCCTTTTTTATGCACGACCATTCCTGCAACTAGAAAGTTGTTTCTTACATTTCTGTATTTGACGTTATCCAAGCCTTCATCAATGGATAGGTTCGTAACAACTTTATCATAGATAGGCACAGGATAAACAAACTTACCATCCATGGAAAACCACAAGATTTGTCCTCTGTAGTTTTCTATTCCTCCCGACTTAACGATTTGTGCGAGAACTACTTCCTTACGTGGATTGAAGCAATAGATTTTTTTTATATTCTTCTTATCTACTCGGATTGCATTACCTTTTCTCGTTTTCTTTCCCGTCCAATCGGGGTGGACATTGATATAAACGACTTTACCGTCTGCACTTTCCTCTTCTAATCTGCATTGCTGAAACGGAACATGGCTGACTTCTACGATTTCGCACATCATGTTATAATTGACATGTAGTGCAAATCCGTGATACAAAGCCATGTCTTGTGCGATAAGTCTATAAAGGTCGTCCACTGTATCACCTCGTCTATTGCAAATAAATTCGGAAAATTCAGTGTTTCTAAGTCCATCACCTTCTATGAATGTCTCGTAACGGTCAAGACACGCTCCACCCACACTGGAGTTTCTGATAAGGTCAAACAAACGTTGTGGATAAAGGTTATCTTTTCCGTATGCTTGAATATTCAAGTAACTCCAATATGGGTCTATATATCTTGGTTGTGGTCTCTTTACGTTATTAATATTCATAAGGCGGTGGACTTATAATTTACTTACTTAATGGTCTGCCTCTTCTTAATGTTGGCTTGTCTTCCTCGTCAGATGGTGTTTCAATCTTCTCTGTTGCAGATGGTGTTTCTTTTGCTGCAGCTTTCTTAACCTCCTCAAGATCGATAGGTTCGTCATCTGGAGCGATACCAAGCTCTACTTTTTTCTTGTTTGCTATTGCCTCCCAATCAGAAGGTGTGCGTTCGAAAAGGTCTATATCGTTAGGATATTGAGCAAGATGTTTCTCAGCTACTTCATCGGGAATGTTGCTGAGCGTATAAAAGTTTGAACTTCCGAAGCCATCACTAAGAACGACTCCGGCTTTCAATACGTAATTCGGTGTTGTTGGCATAGTTCCTAATCTTTTAAGTGTTGTTACTATTTCTATGTATGCGTCTCTGTAACAATCAGAGCAGCCACTCCTACGGATAGGCTTTCCACATATTCTATTATATAAACTTTCAATAGCACCCCTCTCAGAAGATGAAAAGCCATCATCGTAATGAGGTCTCATCTCCTCGAGGAGTGCCATCGTATTATCATATTCTATCATAAGTTATATAGGCTAATAATTATGATTCGAGCGTATTTCCTATAAGCAAAGACTCTAATAGCGTTCTTGTTGCCTTTATACTCTCATTGAAGAGGAAAATACCTGCAGAAGGAGCGTTTTCCTCTACCATTGTGACAGCCCAACCTCCATCGGTGTCCTCGGAATACTTCTCGTTCGTGATTTCTGAAGCTGTCAAGCCTTGCTCCAAACCATAAATCTCAAAAGTATTCTTTTTGTCTGCACCTTGGTAGACATTCTCCATAACAAAGACATATCGACCATTTGCTAAGTTGTTGATAATGTTCTTTACCACATCTGGGCCTGAGTCCAAAACAACAATAGATGCTGTCTTTGTGAATTTGTTAGCATAAGTACCCGTGGCCATCTCTGCCTTGGTGCCAGTATAAGGTGTCTTGCCAGGCACGTAAGCCGAGTAAGCCTTGGCACCTTTCTGCAAGGTGAGAGCTTTGACGATAAGATTATTTGACTCGTCCCTTTGGATCGAGTCAAAATCTATATCATCAAAGTTCATGATGTATGCTCTGTTTCTCAAGCCTTGCACCTGTGGATTGTCGCATGATGCTCCAATGTTCTGTGCTAATTTGTAATCACAAGCTTCTGTTGGCATATACTACCTCCTTTCTTAAAGTGCGATCTGAACGAGCTCATCCTCACCTATGAGGGTGTCAATATCACCGCCAACGTAGATTGAGTTCTTTCGTGTCTTATGGTCGAAAGTGATGTCAAGCTGACCGAACAAGTCCGTGTCTGATGTACCGACGAGCAGGTTGTCTGGATTGCAAAGCACTGCACGGTGTGGCAAATTGTACTTGGTTCCATCATCCTCGTACTTCTTAATCATTCGGTCCCAAATGTCAAGAGCGAATATCTTAACGCCATCATACTGAGATACCAAGATACCATCCATCAATTTATCCGTAGTAAGCTGATACTTAGTGCGACGATACACATCCGCACGAAGAGCTTTGAAGAGGGAATTTGTCATAAGGATGGCATGGTCCTTATCAAAGATACGACCGTCTGCGTCTGTCAGCAATGTGTCGATGATGTTAATAGCTACGCCCTCATCACGAATCTTGCTTTTCTGTTCTGCGTATGTCGCTTCTTCGTTTGCAGCAATAGCAGTCTTTTGAGCTGCGCTGGATGCAATGATAGCCTTCAGGCGCTTCCAAAGGCCATCGCAAGGCTTGAACAATTTTGGTTCAACACCAGCTTTGAGCACACCTGATTCGGTTGCCAACTTCGCGTCAGTATCACCAAACCATGTGAATCGCCAGAACATGTCTGTGATAGCCTTCTGCAAGAGAGGAATGAGGAACTTATCCCAATAAGGGGTGTCCTGCAAGTCTCCACGCATAGTACCTGGCTTCATGCCATACTTGGCGAGGGTGTTTGTCAACTCCTTGTAGCAGAACTCCTTAGGAATCTCCCATTCACCGAGTTTCCACGCCTTCTCATAGCCATGGATTTTAACGTTGGAGTAGGTTGGGTCGCAACCACCACCTGCCTCGCCTACGTCATCGATGGAATCAATCCAACCGAGTTTCTTGCCGTTCTCGGCTGACTTGACAATTCTAACTACCTCTTCCAAGTTAGGGTCGTTGAAAGTGGAGGTGAAGAGCAATTCGTTAAGGTCACGAATCGCTCCATTGTCAACTGTAAAATTATTGAAATCAATTAACTGTGCCATAAATCTTTCTTACGTTTTATTAATTCAACAATAAGTTACTTGCGAGCGTTGCGCTTTGCCTCTTGCTCAGCTTTCTTATTAGCGAGCATCTGCTGAGTCTTTGACAAGCCCTTGTTATTACCACCGTCACCATGTGCGACAAACTGACGATTGCCCGCATGGTATGTGGATGCCAGGTTACAAACAGTTTCAAGCCATGCCTTGCCACCAGCCTTTGCCACTACATCAAGGATAGAGGTTTCCTCGTCTGTCTTCTGCGACTTGATGAGGTCTTCCTTTTCCGATTTCAGGCTATCGTTCTCAGTTCTCAAGCTCTCGTTCTCGGACTGCAAAGTTTCGTTGGTGGCTGTCAACTCATCGACCTTGGCCTGCAGTGCCGAAATCTGCTCGTCCTTGTCATCATTGTTTTCGCCACCGCCATTTTCTCCTCCGTTGTCTGCAGGAGTGATAGAACTGATAAGCTCGTCCTCAACGACAATAATGGTACCATCATCAAGGGTATAGGTACCGTTAGGGTAAGCTTTATCGCCAACCTGTGGGTCTCCATCCTCACGCTCCACGGTAAACTCCGTTCCGTCGGCAGCGGTTATCTTCTGGTCGAGTGGAACTGTAACATCTTCAATCTTGGCTACACCAGCCAAAGCAAGCAAGCGCTTTACGAGCTTGTTCTCAATTGTAATTTTCTCTTTTGCCATTTTGTTATGATATTTGTTTGGTTTTTTACTTGCAGTATTAGGTGCGATGGTGTCTGTTATGAAACCTAACTCCTTTGCTTTATCCATATCAATGAACTTATCTTCGTTCATGATGGCTTGCAACTCACCTCTGTCTGCTCCTGTTCTCTCAACATAAACATCTAAGATTCTGTTCTGCTCTTCCAATAGCGAAGACTCTTGTGCAGTCAGTTTACCTTTCATCTTAGCGATCTCGTCTGCTGTTAAACGTTCGCTTGAATAAACATCAACCCACTCAACCGCTGGATTGTGGATGCACATTCTCGCATTCTCGTAGGCATATCGTCTCTCTTTTGGTGCAGCAAGCAAGATGATGGTAGCCATGGAAGAACAATTACCTTCGATGGTAGCGGAAATCTGCTTTCCAGACTGACGCAATTTGTCGTAGATAGCCCAGCCCTCCAAGCAGTTGCCACCCGGGCAGTGGATAAGGAGCTCTATGTTATTATCCCCTTCCTCCATTTTCTCCAAGAAATCCGTGATGTCTTTGTAGCATACGCCGTCTGTACCAAACCAATCTCGGTACATGACTTTTGTCTCTTCATCGACAATTTCGTTATAAATCTTTAATTGTGCCATTTGAAAAAATTATACGTTTACACTCGCAAAATTAAAAATAAATAAGGTATGAACGAGCAAGACTACTATGTAAAGCAGTGCAACCATTATTGCAGAAAAGATAACAAAAAAGCCGCTCTATCTATCACAGACAAAGCGGCTTGGGACAATTATTTTCAATATTCAAGAATCTATTTACTTTTGAATGCGTCTAACAATCCGTTTTTATACATTCTGACCTCTTTCTTTAAGTATTCCTGTATATGTTTCAATCATAAATTCGAACCATCTTTTTTTAGAAAGATAATCAGTACAATTTATCTTTCGCTTACAGAAATCGACATCGTTCTGAGCATTAAGGTATTTGTACAGATAGAAATATGAAATGATGCGACGTGTAGCTCTATCCTTGTCTATGTCATCACACAGCTTCGATAAATCATCGTTCCGCTTCATCAGTTCAGCATTGTGTTGTGCGAGCTTGTCGTTAATACGCGATTGCGCCCATAACATGAACCAAAGGAAGCTGAACATCATTACTACCAAGCAATCAGTCCAATGCCCATAAATACCTGCGAATAAGCTCCAGCCTACACACCAAACAAAAGCAATCAGCACTATCCACTTCCTAAACCATTTCTTTAATCTTGTTTTCATTTCTTTGTTTTATTAATAAAATACTCACCATAGGCATCAATGAGGTCTTTCTCTGTGATACCTCTCACAAGACAATCATTTGCGAAATCTAAGCGTACATTTTCAAGCCTTTGCACCTTTGTGTATCGTTCAGAATATTTCTGAATAAGGTCAGCTACTACTATGTAAGCTTTGATTTGCGACTCTTTTAGCATATCTATGCTTATAAATGTCTTGCAAATATTAATACCTCGTTTGCAGTCAACCTTTTGCAAGTATAGCCCCATAGAGGTAGCTATAACCTTGCTCGTTTCATTTTTATAAATAAGCACCGTATAAGCAACTTCACGCTCGATATGAGCAAGCACACGATTGATAGGCATACTTCCAACGCCTAACGCACGTTCGGCATATCTGTGTAAGAAATGAGGAGTATATGAAAATTGCTCCATGTTATTCTCTTCATCTATGAGAACAGCAACGCAAACATAATCGTTGGTTTCCTTGCAATAGATGAACATATCAGAGTAGTAGTTTCTGATACTGCTTCTATTTACAAAGACGCAAACCTTGTATTCAGTCTGTTCTTTTGTCTTAAAATCGTAACACTGCGTGGTGTACTTATTCATACCTTTTCGAAGCTCACGCAAAAGTTTTCTTGCCTTGTCGGACGCGAACTTTTCAAGTTTCGGTTTATCTTTTTTGAATATCTCAAAAAGCTCTCTACCTGTCATTGAACCTGTAATCATAACTAAAGATGTTTTTTGGCTTTTTCGTACAATCCAAGGAGGTATTCGTCCGTAAACTCTTTGTCCTCGTGCAATCCAAATCTAAAGAATTGTTCCTTAGTTAGGGTGCTGACACCATACTCTCTTCCTATCATGGCGATACCTCTAAGAGAGCCGTTTTTTCTAAAGCTTTCAATAAGTTCACGCACATAGCATATAAATTTCCTTTCTTGCGTGCTCATTTCGGCATTAATACCATATATCGTTATCTCTTCTTCCTTCTTTGGTGTTATTTCCTCATGACCGGCAATAGCATCTGAGCAGAAATCTTCAATTTTGTTGTATGTGCGGCAAATAGTACCCCTAACGGAATCTAAAATATTCTTCGTTTTTTGTAACTCGCTTGTAAGTTTTGAGATTTTGTTTGCCTGACTGGTAACTTTCTCTCCACGTTGTAAGTATTGGGTTCTGAGAACTTTATACTGATGCTCCCAATCTTCCCCATCGATATTCTTTTTATCGTTGAAGTGCTTGAGCATATTCTTGTACAGAATATCCTTCTTCTCTAATTCCTCCTTGAAATGATTTTCATTGACTTCAAGTCGTTTTTTCAACTCAGCGTTTTCTTTCTTGAGAGAATCGCACTCGGTTTGCTTTTTGTCGTAGTTACGTAGCACCATTCGAAGCTGCTCTTCGTTTGGCAAATCTTTGTTTCTAATCATATTTCTAATTTAATTGAAAGAGGCCTCGTAGGAAGCAACCTCCTGGTTAGTTGAACATTCTTATTGTAGCTATCTCGCTAAACTTTAGCTTTGATAATCTGTTACATGTCTGCCAGTTCTTTATTGGCCATTGTAATTTTCTTATTTGTATTTTTTGTAATTATAAAGTTTCTCGAAAAAAGTACGCAGAGACTTGTACTTCTCCAAATTAGCCATGTATTCGGAGAGAGGATAAGAAAAAAGACCTTCTCTTTTAGCGATTTCCTCAAATTCTTTAAATCTCTTGTCATAGCCAAGAAGTTTTATCAAGTCTTTAGGATAACACCAGGCAATCTGTAATTTTTGAGGCTGGTTCTCTCCTGAAGGAAATCTGACACTGCTAATATCAAAATAACTCTCTGCGTTTGTAAAACGCATGAGTTCTATATCTGGCTGATTTTTACCTCTTCTTACATCTCTAAAGAAAACGAAAATCTCGTTCTTACCACACGGCTCGTTAACAGGATGAAGAATACTGCTAATCCGTTCTTTCTCGTCTTCTTTGCTCTGCTTATAGCCTTTCGTGTAACCTTCTACGAAAGCATTACGACAAACTATGGAGATGGTTTCGGTGCAGTTGGCAAGACCTAATGGGCATTTGCCACAAGCATGACTTTTGCCGTTTGCTTTTAAAGCTTTTTCTTGAATATTCATAACTTTAAATTTAAATGTTTTGTTTATTATTTGCAGTTACAAAGGTATAAATAAATTATCATATACGCAAATGCTCCGTCATTTATTTTTTCATTTTTTCGGCTTCTCCTTATTTTTCGGTTCTCCTTTGATATAATGAGCACATTCATTATTGACAGTTCCTCTTATAATCCACCATTCGGCATAAGGACAAGTGAGGCATATAGGCTTGCCTTGTAGGTCTATATGCTCATGTTTCCATTGCCAGGTAGCGCAAGCGCACTCGCTACAAATTTGGTTTGGTTTACTTGCCTTTTCTCTTTTTGCCATCATCTACGACTTTAAGGATTTTTGCAAGTGGTTCTTCGCCATAGGTTCCGTAATCCATCGGGTTATCAGAATCAACAGTGAAGTTGCTACGTTGTCCTGCCGGTCTCTCCTTCCATAAAGCATGACGGAACACACGATGCAAGTCAAATAAAGTGTCAGCATGGCTATCGTAGTTGATTCCATAATAGTGGAATTTATCGCACTTCCAACAAAGCTGGCGCAATTCATCAATATGCTTTTCTACTTTTGCACGCACATCATACCATTCTTCAGGAAGCGTTCTGAGCGCACCTTTGATGTTATTCTCCTTTTTGTACTCACGTTCCCAAGCATCAAGACAATCGTACTCTAAGGACAAGTCCAGCTGTCCAATAATCTGTCTGTCTGTCTGCCTTCTCGCAAGCGTAGGAGAGTAATTGTAGCTGTCTCTCCGTCACTTCTATCTGATATTTCTTCATATAGCTTTATTTAAATTTATACTTTTATATTTAGCGTTCCTGTTCTTTTTGTATTCTGATATGTAATGCAAGCACTAAAGGCATCACAGAGGTATCGTACACGAGGTTAAGGTTTGATAAGAATAACTCGCTCAATACTTGTATGCCTTTGTGCTTGAAAGATTACACGTAATCTACTTCATAAATATAAAAATCATCTAAATCTTCGGCTTGTTCCCATGTTAATTTATCATTACCAACCTCTTCTTGTATTGCCTTTAAAGCTTCTTCTTGGTTGTGGAAGTATTGGCTCCCGTGTTCTGGCGTGTCTACGATGATGGTGTCATGGAAATACTTCTCGCATGAATCATTGCTTTGAAACAACCCACAACCTAACTCTTCTGCTATCCAATATAGATTGCAGTCGTACTTCTCTGCCAATTTCTCGAAGAGTTCATTGCATGGTGACCAAGCTGTGTATGCTGATACTTCAAATGTGAGCCAATTATCGTCATAAGGGCAAATGTTAATATCACACAAATTAAACTCACCACGACAGCTAATCTTATCTGGATCCAAATCTAAGACTTTCTCTGCAATATATCCAAGCCAGTTTGGCTGAATGTGCCAATCGTGGTAATTGGTACATTTAGGCTTGTCTTTTGCTATCTTCTCTAACAGTGAGTGAAGGGCACGAATCAGTGTGCCCTCACCTTCGAAGATATATTCTGTACTACATGTGTTTGCCATTACTTTTCTCCTTTCTCTAATTGTTTTGCCAAATCGAGCGTTTCTTGCTTTACTCTCTCTTTATTCCAATTTTCCTTGTTGTCGCCCCAATGAATCGTATCAAACCCAAGTATGAACCAATCATCGGGAATCTCTTTCTGTTTATCATCAAGGAACAAAAGCTCTTTTCTTGCAAAGATTCTTTTTCCAACAAATTCTGGTTTAAACTCTCGCAATCCTGAGCAAGTGGTTTTTCCGTTAGTGACGAACTCAGCGAATGTGATGCCTCCATGGACGGACAACGACTCTACTTCTGGGGTGTAGTAAGGTAAACCATAGTACTTATTTGTTGGAGGTATGGCAACATATCCGTTTGCTTCTCCGCAATTTTCAAAACCTTCTGGGAAATAAGGAGCAATATTGACGATAAAAGGAATAACTTTCATAACTTAATAACTTTTTATATTTAATATTTATTTGTATTAATCAGAAAAGATTGAAAACTAAGCATCTTTCGTATTTAACTCTCTCCATTTCTTTCTCAGCCCACGGATAACTGCTGCGTGAACAATCAAAACAGTTTTGATGTCACTGAGTAATTCTGAATCACCAAGGACCTTGCCTACCTGGATATAAAAGTTAGCACGAGACCCCCTGCTTGTGTCTTCCAAATCAAAATCTCCAGTAGTGCTGATATTTGTTACAAACCGCTTGCCTTTACCTGTGTCAAAGATGTCTTCTTCTAAAGACAACTTCAATGTACTACAACGAGCAGTCTCTTCTTTCTCAGGGTCAGTATAAATAACCAACGTAATTGAAGCTTGGTCGCTATCTACACTTGATGTGCCAACACGAAAATCCGTCTTTGACACCATGTTGTTTACAACGTCTTCAAGTAACTTGTAGTCATTAGTGATAGCCTCCTTAATCTTTTCTGCTGATGTATATTTTATTGTAGCCATAATTTTAAATTTTAAAGTGTTATTATTTGCGTTATTGAAGTTGGGAGCTTTAGGCTACCCAACTCATTAGTTCATTCTCATCGAAATCGTTCTCGGTTACACAACCTTCATTATTCCAACTTTCAACATTCACAATATAGAGTTCCTTAGAGGTCTCTATAAAAGCACCTGTACCATTGAAGTAATCGGACTCACAATAGCCTTCTGTTTCCATCTTGCACTCTATAGCGATAGTTTCGTTACCTTTATCGTATTCAATGTAATTAGAACCTTCAGAAATTTTTTCTGAAATTGCTCTGTAATCAATGCTGTTTAATTTCATAATCTTGAATGTTTAAAGTGAACATTGTTTGTTTATTATTTACATTACAAAGATAAGTGTTTTTTATCAAATACGCAAATAATTTGCAAGTTTTTTCTTCAAAAATGAAAAATAATTGCAGCGCATCATCACGACGAACTGCAATTTCCATTTGTTACTATGAGTTTAAATAATTCAATTTTAAGTATAACACCCTTGCGCACATCTTGCTGGATTCCTGCCTAATTTGCATTCATAATAATCATACTCCGGGCTGATAGGAGAGAAATGATATTTGCTATACTCGCAATTTGAGCAATACTGCTCTTCTGTACACGTTATCATAGTAGGCATTACCACATATCGTTTTCACTAAATCCATTCATGTGGATTTCTTTCTTTTCGTGGTCTATCTCAATATCAATAGCTGCTGACCAGTTGTATTTGCGCTGCATTTCGTCTTCAAATGTTCCCATCCTCCAACCTCCAGGTTGAAGGATCTTACGCTCTCCTTCACGATTAATTTCATACTCTCCAGCTCCACGATAAGCGAAACCACTTCTCCAAAAGACTCTGTATGATGGGTTTGTTGCCAATACCTCCCTGCATTTCTTGCCACCAGCTAACTTGAATGTTTCAATATTCTTTTCCATAATTCTATAAATTAATCTTCAATTTTTATAATATAAAGCCAGTCGTTATTACCAACATCGTTTGTTGATTCATTATATATACTTATGGTTCCGTCTTTGTACTCCTTTTTCATGTTCTTTTCTAAGAACTCTGTTACAATATCGTCACAGAATGAGTTGTTTACAGTCCATACCTGCAGATAGACACCATTAGCTTTCTTGTCGGAACCTTCCTCCGAATCACTTATACCAAATGCATCTTTAAAACTCTGTTCATGAAATTCATCAACGCTGAATAGAATCTGCTGTCTACTGAGTATATCAAAGAACTTTGCAAGGATTGTTGCTTTCATTTTTTTGATTTTTAAGTAGGGGAGAGGTTAATCTCCCCTTGGTTAAACTTAATCTATAACTTCTTCTACTCCCAGGAATGTTGCAATTGAGAAAGAGCGGAAAGCCTTCTTCTCCAGGTCGAAGTAACATACGGTAGAGTAGCAAGGCTTGCGGTTACCCTTCTTTGTGTAATCGAAATTGAGTTTCAGCGTAGCCAAAGCCTCACGTACAGAACCATCAGCTTTGATGTAGTGAATCTTAACCTTGTGTGAGTACATGATAGCTTTAGCTTTCATTGCAACCCATGCCTTGTGCAATGCTTCTGACAATGTCTTTGCTGACTTAGCCTTTAACATAGCCCAAGCTGATTTCATTACATTTGACTTGTTAACTCTTACTGAATTTGTATTATTTGTTGCCATAATCTTTATGAATTTAAAGTGAATGTTATGTTTATTATTTACACTACAAAGATAGGCATTTTTTATCAAATATGCAAACTTTTGAGTAACTTTTTTAATCAAATATGAAAGTTTTTATGGCACGCTTACGTTGAAGTAAGAAAGCAAGTTCTTTCTTCTCTCTATATACAACTCCTTCCATATAAAACCGCAACATTTCCTTTCTGAGCAAAACCCCTTGAAAACGCATTGAGGTTGACAAGCCTCTGCAAGTTCTGGCTCAATCTTAGATAGCTCATAGACCACTTTACTCCATATAGTCCTCGTCACAGAATCTGCCTTCCGACACAAGCGCAAGCGACTGATGTTGATAACCTCCTGAGCGTTGAGGCTGAGCTGCATGTTTACCGGAGCATCTTGCGGCATTTCGTTGCGAGAAACCTTTGAACCGGTAATATCAGGTCTTGACGTACTCACAAATGGCTGTGCATGAACGTGGCGAACGAAATGCCCCATGTTGCAATAGGGTATGCCATATACCTTAATGTCAAATTCCAAAAGTCGGAGAGGGGAGTGCTCACTGACAATCATCTGCTTCTTGAACTCTTGACTTGGTTCCTTACCCAATCCTTCTTTGCGTTGGGTGAAGCGAGCGGCATCGACCACTCGTTCCCAATCTGTCAACTTTTTAATTTCTATTTTAATGTTTTCAATCATAATTAAACCTCCAAATATTTAAATCCACGAAATGGTTTGCACTCGATAGGCTCTTTGAAATAATGGAACTTACCACTGCGCTGAATAAAGTTGCCATTCCACCGCTTGCCAGTAGTCGTACATTCAAAGTCTCCTTTCTTGGCATAACCAACGATGTTGTGCCAACCTATAATCTTTCCATTATAACACAAATAACATCGTTTGATGCTTTTTATGTCCTTTGGTAAGTTTGGAACCTTAAAGTTTAATACATGGCTTCTATCTTCTACAGCCTTTAATTCTTTCTCGTAATCTTCCCACTTGATTTTCTTTGGAATAGTAATACAAATCGCTTTCATTCCCTAATTTCTTGATTTATAAAAATGCAAATAACCTATGGCATAAGGTATGGTTACAGAACGAGACACGCAAAACACTACAGACTCTTGCTGCTCGTTATCCCATTCGTTTAGCCACTCTAACTTCAAACCTATAATGGATAGCTTTGACTTGATTACTTCTACAGTCTTTATGCACTCTTCTTTTGAGTTAAACAATAGTCGATCACCATACTCTTTTAAAACGTTCTCAACTCTTGCCGAAAGGTCTTTATCTCTTTCTTGACCAGGGGCAAATATTCCAAAAAACTTCATTTCCGTAAAATTTTAATAAGTTCTACTAATCTTTTATTATCTTCCGTTAACTTAGCAACCTCTAATTTAAGTTGCTTAATTTCATGAATATAAGAAAGTTGTTCTAATGTTCCCATTATCTTTCTTCCGTATTTCTAATATTAACTTTTTTATACGCTACTCTTCTTTATCATCTTTCGGCTTTTCAATCAAGAACCCGATGCTGGCGTGAATATTACCCAACTTATACCATTTCTGACTGAGGGTCATCACGTAACTACTGAAGGCATTTTCTTTAATATCTAACTCGAAATCTTCATCAGTATCAGGTTTACCATGCCTTACATAACCTTTGCCAGGAGTATAGACAAGACGATAATAAACACCATTCTTACATAGATACAAACCGCTATTCTCGCAATCAGATGACCAGAACTCCGGCTTGCTAACATAACAAAGCATCACATCGCCATCGTAGATAGGGATATATGATTTCTTACCCTCATTCTTACCTACATAGTCCTTGGCATCGACATTATCTACCTGATGGGCAATAGTCATCAAAGTGTAGCCGTTTTTTATCATTTCGGCTATCTCGATAAACGTAACCTGACATTGTAGATCAAACTCCTGCCGGAAATACTCTCCATCCTTATTAATAAAGATTGCGAGAATATTCGGCTTTCCGTCCTCGTCGTTGGCATTGGCGTTCTTGATAAGACTATTCAGCGTCTGTAATTTGCGAGCTTCCTGCGCCATACTTACCATGGCATAGAAGTAAGCATCTGATTTTTCTCTGATACACCAATACTGCCCGGAAGCCACCTTGCGCAAATAGCTGTACATGTCCATCGCCTCACGCTCCGAAATGTCATGCTGCTGGCATACAAACTTGTATTGGTCTGGATAAAAACCTTCCACCAAATTACAGAATGCCTGCATATTTTTGATGGTGCTTACATATTCTTCTGTTTTCATACGCTAATCATTTATTTTTAAATTTCTCAAAATAAAACTCTACAGGGGCATCAAATGCAGGAATAAGTAAACCGTATGCAATACTCATGTTTACTTGAAATTTAGCTGCACCTCTCAGCAACCCTTCTGCCTGTTGCTTTATGGCATTTCTAAACTGTTCGACGCTCATATCACGTTTACGAAAATTACAGGCACGGCAAGAAGGCATATAGTTACTGATTTTATCTTCACCGTGGGAAACTATAAATTTTCCATCCTTAGCACTCCAGCGATAGTAATGACCTCTATTTTTAGGAACAATATGATCGACCTGCATGTCCTCGTACTTAATTGATTTTCCACAATAAGCACAATGACCATCATACATTTTGTAAACACGAAGCCGTTCTTCTTTCTTCATACACTATTCCTTTTTATCTAACAAGATTTATAATTTTATGTCTTGCTCTTGCTTTGTCATAACTTTGCAGCCAAGATGCTTATTAAAATACTTTAAGTCCTTTCCGTTAATTTTTCTATCTGCAACAAATCGGTTATGCTGCAAAATACGAGACGATGCTATAGTTCGGGAACATGCGATCTGCCTGGCAGATAGGCTTTGATGGTATTCTTCCAATGTTTTGTCTATCTCATAACCAACAAAGTTTCTACCACTGTCTAATGCGGCTTGCATTGTCGTTCCAAGACCAAGGAATGGGTCGAGCACCGTGTCTCCCTTGCACGAATACATGTTGATAAGACGGTAAGGTATTTCGTAAGGGAAGGCTGCGCTTCTTGTTCGAGATTTTCCGTCAGCCATCTTCTGCTTTACACCCTTCACATTCCAGGTGTCAGAGAACCACGTATTTCTCTCTTCCCAGAAGAATGCGCTTTGTCTTCGAATTTTCTTCTCCTCCTCGGTCTTAAACTTTCGCCTTTTGCCCTTTCTGAATATTAGTATGTATTCGTGTTCGAGGGTGATATAAGCACCACATGGAAGCATACCACTTCCCATAAACTTATTTGGGGCATTTGTTTGCTTCCTCCAAATGACGCATGGAAGTTCCGTAAAACCAAGACCTCTGCAATATAGCGATATTTTCGCATGGTTATTGAACAGCTGGAAGTTTCCATTGATAGTTCTTGTAGCATCTCCTATATTGATACAAAGGAAACCTCCTTCTGAAAGAACCCTGTAACACTCCCTCCATATATTGTTGAGTATTCCGTGCATTAAATCGAAAGATACGGATGGATTATCTGCAAGGTTGCACGCAATGGCTTTATTTTGCATTGCAAATATATCGTCCCACATTTCAACCATCGGATATGGAGGCGATGTTACTACAATATTGATGCTTTCATCTGCCAACTCTCCCATATTGCATGCCGACTTATAATAGATATTTCTTTTCATACACTACACGAATTTAATGACAAAAAACTCTGTATCAAGCCACTTATCAGGGCACATACCCTTCTTAGGCCTACCGATGCTGATGCTTTCAATCTCCTTTTCTACCTTTGGACTATCGTCATAGTAGCCGTTCTTGAAGAGAACGTGAGTGAATGGTACGAACTTCATTGTACCATTATTAAGTTTCTCCTTGATGGTATCGATGTCTATAAGCATCTCAAATGTCTTACCGATATGAAGCTTATTGTACTTATCGAAATCTTTGAATTCCTCATCCTTGACAAGGAGAAGTCGACTCATCCAAAAGTCTTTAATTATCCGATACTCTTCATTCTTTTCGCCCGATACTATCATATCGAACCATTCCTTGCTGACGGTGAGGGTCAAAACTTTCTTTTCCATACGCTTACTTATTAATCAGTTCGTACACCTTTTCGAGTTCATCGGTGGATAGCTTATCTAAAGGATAATGACTTATCTTTTGAATGAGCATATCACGCTTATTCTCATCTTCAACCTTGGCTATCATTTCTTCGGTAGCTCTACTGATTGATGATGAATAATATCCTCTATCTCCAGTGCTTAATCCGTCTGCTTTGCGGAACTTTTCTCCATCGACTATAACCATAGTCTTAGTCAGCCTCTCCACCTTGCAAACTTTCTTGCAATATCTACGATAGAGGATAACCTTGTCTCCTATCTTAATATCTTCTAAATTCTCCATATTTATTTTCCCTTCTTTTTAATGCCCTGCGCGCCCATTTGTTCCAAAATAAATAATTTCTGCCATTTTCTCTTCTTTTTTTACCCTCTCCATGTTGCCAAGGAGAGGGTGGTTAGTTACTCTGTTACAACTTCCCAGTCTTCTGCGAACACATCGCTGGAAGATGGAACCCAAGAATCTGCACGACCATCCGGATTGATAATCAACATCTGATTGGTGTAATAAATGTGAGGATTCTCACGGCTCATCAAGATGCCCTTTGCTGACTGAGGGAGTGACTGCATATTTGGAATGATATCACCAGTGATATGAGAAGGAACTTGCTTCACAACAAACAAGCCCTTTCCATACCAACCACTACGGCGGATAGCTCCACCCGCCTCCAAGAACTTGATGGCTGTGCCGAAATCAAATAGCTTCAGCAATGGGTTATTATTCTCTGCGGCGTCAATTCTGTTCTCCAACAAGCCACAGTACATTTTCTGAGTCTTGTTCTGCGCATAAAGAAGAACTCTTGCAACAAGAGGAAGCTCGTTAAA